TTTGTGTTTTGGCTCGGCGCAACGCCCATTTCTATCCACTGCGTGCCGGAAGATTGGATATAATTCACAGCCGTGTAATTAGACGGCAGTCCATCAGAGTATTCCTCTTTTTGCACAGCCGAAAGTGCCTTTCGCCTGATCAAGTGCCCTCACCGACCTTCTGCGCCGCTAAGATTTTGTCTTTGAAGCTCAGCTCCCAGGTTTCGCCGTTGTGAAAATCCGGCGCAGTGCCGATATATCCCGTGCCGGCTGGCAGAGTGACCGTGATATCGCCGCTCGCCGCGAAGCTCAGGCGCATCCAGCACTCAAACTTCGCATCCTCGGGATACTGAACCGTCAGCGTCTGAAGTCCCGTCATGCGGTATTCCGCATTGTCGGCAAGCGTCGCGGACACCTGCGCGGTGCTGTAGGTATACTGAGTGGGCGCATAGTTAATGTCGGACGCGTTGTATTGCAGCTTACCGTCAGCGGCGGAGAGCAGGTCGAGGACGGTCTTGTTGTCGTGCTCGTGCGCCTTAAGCATCGCCGGAAAGACAAAATTATCTAAGATGTGCTGCAAATCCAAACTTACTGTGCCGCCACCACCTTGCATATCACACTGGATGTATTTTGCAAACATACCGGCAAGCGCATAATACATTGCGACATCAAGTCCGCTTTTAACTGTGTCAGACTCAAGCTCGACGTCCGGGAATTCGGTTTTGACATCTTCTGACAGCGTATAGCTGATATCCTCTGCCGTTGATGCGCCACCACCACCTATTGCTTTGCCGTCATAGGTCGGTTGACCGTCTGACTCCGCAAATTTATCAAGCACTGTTTTGTTGCTGTGAGTGTGTTTAGCCGCCATCAACTGTTCAACTTTTGTCGAGATGTCTGTAGGTGTGTCAGAAGCTACTTCAGTCGAGTCTTGTAAGCTGCTTCCAATATAAGCCTCTACTATCGGAGATTTGATAATGTTCTCACCGTTGTTTCCTATAACCTGAATACCCATAACAGATTCTATTACAGGCATTAGCGTAATGTCCTGCGGAATGGCGTAGTTGATTACGCCGTTACTTGCAGTTACTGTGTTCGACGCGATTACCTTCCCACAGGTACTAAACTCTATCTTATAAGAGGTTGCGTCTTTAAGCTCGGGTGATAATGCGATTATAAGCTTGGTAGCTTTGTGCTCACCAATATACCCTATATTTACTTTAACAGGACGCTGTAAATCTATATATACTTCTCTCAGATTAAGTCACCATCCTTACTTTTAATTGTCAAGGTCAAAATTGGCGTCTTGACTACTTGTTTGTTTGAAACAGAGATAACACTGTCAGTCGCGACCCAGTTGGCTCCGTATTTTGCTTGTACGGGATACGCTCCATCATCAAGCTTTATCTTCAACCTCCATATATCATAACCGTCAAACTCTGTTATAGATGTAATTCTTGAATCGCCTTTGCTTATAGTGAGAGCCGTAGATTGTCCAGACATGAGCCTAATTTTTTCGGCTAATTTAAGCATTTTAGCTTTGTATGTAGTCGCAACAGCCGTCTTAGGGCTAACTCCGACGACCTGTACTTTCAGCCGCCCACCAACAGCTAAGTCTTTAGTAAGCGAGACAGAACACACGCCGTCGGTTGCTGTTGCACTAACAGACGATTCTTTGTTAAAGGCATCTTTGAAATGAACCGTATAGTTGAATTTCTCCCCGACCATAAGGTCGGGGAGTTTTATATTTAGGTTTGCACTATTGTTTTCGCCGTCATAACCCCACACTACTTCTTGCGTATTGGGGTATTCGGCGTTTATGTAGATTTCACGCAAATGGCATCAATCCTCTTCAATAAAGTCGTAGATCGCGGCTATGTCGTCGGGGGAGAGCTCAACTCCATCCAACTCCGACAAATAAATCTTTATGTCGGGTATAGTAGCCTCTATCCCGCTAAGCTCTTTAATGGCAACAGCACACTCGTCCGTCTTATCCTTTTGGATTTTGTAACCACTACCGCTTATGACGGGTTCGCCATTTTCATCTTTCTCTCCGTACTGCTCAATTATCTGAGAGAGACGCTCTGTGTAAAAATTCGCGTCGTCCTTCAGGGCACTGCACAGCTTTGAGATTTTGTATGCCGTTTTAGCGGGCATAGCATTACAACTTATTTTATTAAGAGCCGCACGGGCTCTGTGAGCATTTTCTATTGTCATTTATATAAACTCCTTTTATTCATATTGGTTAAAACCATGTAGCCTGACCGTTATATACCAATGTAAACTCGATTCCTGAGTTGGCGGCAAGATCTATATGGGGGCGAACATATAAATCACCGGCATTATTACCAGCTTGTGTTCCGTACATAAACACAGTACACCCACCCGGGGCTCCCGCAGTACCATTTCTCACCACACCCGCTGTAGTAATTGTCCTTAATGTATTAGTTCTTTTATCGCTGTAACTGGTTTGAGCTGGCGTCCACGCGGCAATTCGATAATCTACATTAGCCGACAAAGCTACAGTTGTGACAAATCTTGCGAAAATTATAATTGTGTCGCCAAAACGCGAAGCGCAAGCTCTTTCTCTTTTAACAAGGTTTGAGTTGGCTATAAGATGATAAGCGTTAAAATTAAGGGTTCCAGTTATTTCTTGACACTTAACACCGTTTGTGCCATTAAGCTCTATATAATTACCTGCGGTCACAGATATAATTCCAGTAGGCGAGTTCATGGTAATACCATTAACTGCTTCAACGCTAACATAATTAGTTGCGCCGAGCGCTAATATCGTCGAAGCTACAGCGACGTAGGTATGTCCTGCGCTGTCTTCGTAAAGAACAACCCTGCCATTAGTATCTGACCCGTCGGTTTTGGTCAAATAAAGACCAGCCTCGGTTTCTCCGTCTGTTGTCTCACTTTTCAACCACACGTCATAGTTAGCGCCTTTAACTCTAACCGTACCCGTGAGCTGCGCGTCGCCGGTATCAAGGTTAATATAAGTCTCGCCGTCCTTTGATTTAAGCAGACCCGCAGTTATTTCACCCGCAGAAGCTCTGCGAACTTCGAGGTTGTTAACCGCATACCAACCCGCAGTAACATTAGTTTTAGTGGAAGTGTCTTTGACGAATGTGGCTATAGCGATAGAGAAGCTGACCGGAGTAAGCACAGTGCTTTCGAGGCTTTTAGTGTCAATGGTAATAGTGCTGTTGAGCGTAGTATAACCGCCGTTTGAAAACGGTACTTTGTCGGAATATATGTTTTTCTTGCTCTCTACACCTTGAGCGTTACGCACAGTAACAACAAGAGCTATTTTAACATCCAACGAATTATTGTGGAACGCTCGGCTGTACACATTGCCTGTAATTCTAAATGAGTCGCCAATTTTACACGGGTATGATTTGCTGACGTAAGCAAAATATGGTGAAGCAGTAGGGTAGGAGATAGGGGTAAGCCAACGCTCATTTATATACGGTTTGTGGGCTGTTTCGGCGGCATACTCAGCGGCTGACTTAAATCCGTACACATCAGCAGTCTCTTCACTAAGGTTGACATAGTTTGTGTAGTCGCCGACTGCAATGGAGTCTATAGACAAACTGCCCGTAGCTACAATACTGCCGTCCAAATACATCTGTCCATCTTCCACGCCGAACACTTTTTTGCCGTTCGGGTCTTTTATAAGAATATCGCCGTTGTTAATCGTAAGTCCTTTATCATCTATAGTTACGCTGTAGTCTCCGTTTTCTTCAGAGCCGCCAGCTATAATAAGGTTGTTACCGGCTATAATCTTGCCTATAATGACATCTCCGGCTACACCGTATTTATAAACATCGTTGCCGCTTTTATCTTTGCCGAGATACAGTTTACCAACAGCTGTTTTAGCCGTTTCCCACCCGTCGTCTGTAAAGACTATGCAGTTGTTGACAATGCGGAGCTGCTCGCCGTCGTATATGGGATTGCCCTGTGAATCTGTAAGAAAGATAGGATTACCGTCAGCGTCGAGAGCGTCCATGCCCTGTGCGTCCTTTTGCGTTTGACGCAGACGACCGAGATAGCCGCCGTCGTCTATAATTACTTCCTGATTTTTAGCCGAGAGCGCTTTATCTTTTGTAAGAATAAGAGCCTCGTCAATCCACTTGGAAGCGTCGCTGACCTGCTTAGACATATCTTCAACAATGCCCGTGACATACTGCAAGGTAGCTTTTGACTTTGACACCTCGCCAAACACATCATCAAATAGCGACCTCGGGTCATACTGATTGTATTTATTACCAAAGGTCAGAGATATGGTTTTGGACTCAAAATCTATGTCTATAGTGAGCAAATGCAGTTGTTCAAACTTGTCGTCGTCTACTTCTGCGGTCACTATGCAACCACTCTCAAGCTGTGAAGTAAATGAGGAAAATTGCTGTGAAAAAATAAACGAACGAGTCGTAACCTCAAACTTTCTATTAGGTGTTGAAATTTTAGAAAGCTGAGTTTTGGCTCGTTTCATGAGCTCGACACACCAGTCAAATATCTCATCCTGAGACATAATGTCCGTCTTGGTAACATTGTCGTCGGTGTAGTCGGCTTGTTTTATATAAGCAGAGAGCTCGCGAAGAAGCTCGTCTGTAAATATGGCTTTACCGTTGATGTCTCTTGCAGTTGTAGACAAACTACACGCCGCCTGAATAGCGTCTATCTGAGCCTTAGTTGCGTCTGCTTGTGCTTTTTGGGAATTATATAGCGTCTGCTTCTGCGCCTTAGCTATAGATAGTTCTGCGATTTTAGCATTAACCGTTGCAAGAGCGACGGGTACAGCATCCGTAGTCGCGTCGTCGCCAACAGCACCGCTCTTTTTGAGCTGGCTAAGCAGCGATGTCTTCTTCGAGCTTATTGTGCCGGAGAGAATACAGTCACGACAGGTGTAATAGATATCAATCTGAGTATTCAGCTTATCTATATCCATCTGCGTTTCGCTCATAGCGAGATACTGGTTGTAATACTCTCTGTTGAGGGCTACATAACTCTCTTCCACGGAAGCAATTTTTGCCTCCCAGCGCGTAACCGCGTCTTGTAGCTCAGGAGACATCCAATGCTTATGGTATGTGAAGTCGTAAATAACGGTTGTGCCGATGGGGTTGACTCGGCGAATACTCATATTCTCGTCACCGGTAACACTCAGTGCCGTATAGAGGTCATCATAATCCTGCGAAATATCAAGCCCCTCGATAATATTGTTCCTTGCAAGATGAATACTTGTAAGGTGTTGGTCGGCATAAGCAGCTCGGTCGTACACAGATATCTTGCGGTTGATTATGTCGTAACAGAACACACAATCAAACTTGTCCTGCAAGTCGTTCATAAAGAACTCATATATGCTCGTAGACTCTGCAATTTCAAAATATCTGCTGCGAGCCTTAACCTTGTCGTCTATATGGTCGAGAGACCATGACGGACACTTAGCTATAGCAAGGGTTAACACCCCGTCTTTGGTATCATTAGATATCAGCGGATAAACACCCGCCTTATAGAACGGCGCTTCAAGCTCCTCAAGTTCACGCTCGACGGACACACAGGATATTTCTTTTACTCGCCCCTCTTGGGAGAACGAGTCTTCAACACTATCTATTATGAAATATCCGATATCCGAGGCGTATATATATCTTCCCGTTTCGAGGTCGCTGTAGGTGTCACGCACCTTCTCGTCTATAAGCGGAAGAGTAAAGGCTAACTCGGAGAGAGAGCCAAAATTGAGGGTAGCATCTATATCCTTGGCATACGGCAACGCACACACCGAATTGGTGAGTAGATTATCCGAGGTCACATAACTGCCGGGGTTGCACACTGTAAGCAGGGGAGTCTCGAAACGTTTGAATTTATCAAACCTTGCTATCATGTCATCCACCTCGCATTATTCCAAGTAAACTTTATCGACGACACGCCGCCCATAACGGAGATAATGTTCTCGCCCGGAACAAGCCTTAAGAAGCGCTGATTGACAAGCTTGTTGTAATACTCGGTATTGGCGTCATTCACAATAGTTCCTATAGCGCAGTCGGCGTAAAGCACAGCATTTGCCGTCGCATCTTTAATCTGCATAGCGCGGTTGTTATCGCTTTTGTTCGTGATAGTCACATCTGCTTTTGTGTTGCCGCAGGTGATAACGAGATACGGGTAGACATAATCCTGTATGTCCGTATCGACATTAAGCGTTATATCCGAACCGAAAGAGGTGGCTGTGACCTCCACTTTTTCCTGTATAGCCATTGTGGATGAGCACATACAAGTGCAACGCCAGCCGACAGTACCCTCGGCGTATTCAATCTTCTCGGGATTGCAGAATACACACTCAAGATATTGTCTTTTTATTGTGCCGTTCACATATTCTGCTTCCTTGTCATCCTCGGGGTCTATATAAAACTCTTTGAAGGTAGGGGAGTTGAAGAGCCAATTCTTTATAGCTCGCTCATGTACAGAGCAATACCCCTCTTCGCCGATTATTTCGACCTCGAACTCAAGCGGGGCGCTCTCGCGGGAGACCCCTGTAATATATCTTTTATTCTGTGCGGGAAAGAACGACGACGAGTATTCCACAGAACCCTCCGCCGAAGTAAGCCCGTCTGTATCGATTCGCAGAATTGAAAGATTATAACGCGACGAGTTAATTCCGTCATAAATGAACCTATTTCCTAACAGATAAATATTGACTCGCCCCTTTCTTAAAATAATAAAATCCGCGTACAGTTTTGATTATTTGTACGCAGATTTTTGTATTGAAAAATATATTTGTTGTGGTATAATTGCTTATGAAAAATAAAGTTGGAGGAATAGTTATGGATTTAATACCAATGCCGGGAGACCGCATAGATCGCTTTGGCTATGCTGACGGAACTCTCTATATTCTCTTTAAGACCGGCGCATTATATGCTTATTACAATGTACCGCCGCAGGAGTGCCAGAATTTTATGTCTGCCGCACTTCCCGGAGAATACCTCGATGAACACATCAAGGGAGTGTATACATACGAGAGACTCGGTTAATCTGTAATAATCAGGATAGCTGCTGGACCCTCTACATCTATAGAAGTTCTGTCGTAAGGGTCAACTTCTACATACTTTACGCCGCCACGTTCCGAAAGCTCTTTTCTAAGGGCACGCGTAGTTACTTTAGTAAGGTTCTTTTTGGGCAAATCTTCATCCGATATATCGTCAGACTTATCATACGATATATTCCATAAACAGTCGTAGGGAACAGCTCTGTACTCATGCGTACCAGTAGATTCGCACTCTTGACAATACGGCAATATAGCACTAAGACATCGAGCGTCCATACTTTCAAACTCGTCGCGTGTTATGAATGACACGCCCATGTCTGCGCAGATATTGCAATACTTGCATAAGTATACGACGCGGTTGTTATCTGCGTCGTAATTTCTGCTGCATAAAAATTCTCTCTGGCATTTGGGCAAACTACTTCCTAATATATTATTAACATCCATTTATTTGCACTCCTTGCAATTCTCGCAATGCGGAATAAGTGATTTTAAACATATCCAATCGAGCTTCTTAAGATGCTTACAGTAAAGATCACCTGCGTATATTTTTATTGACAACATACGGTAAGGACAGATATACGAGAAACAATCTTCCTCTGTAATATATTTTCTATTGCACAAAAACTCTTTCTGACATTTAGTCAGCTTCTGTTTGCGTTTGTTCATTCCTTTTATTCCTTTCGTTTTCAATCGGCATCCTCAAATTCATCATAGTACATATCCCACACATAATCGTATGGGCGAACCTTTTTCGCATCAGCTCGTATGTCGTCGAGTGATAATGGAACACCGTCGCCCTTATCGCTATCCAATCTTTTATGGGCATTTTGCCAAGATGTTTCACGATAAAGCATTTCGCTTAGCTTCCACGACTCCAAAGAGCCATATTCCTGAATAACATTATTGATTATATACTTAGCTGTATCTGAAATGCGGGCATTGCCGTCAGTCAATCCGCAGTTAGATAAAAAGCCTTGAATCTCGCAACGCGCAGCTTCACACCAGAGATTTTCGCCAAACATGGGAAGCCCAGTGACAGCAATGGATTCTCTCTGTGTAAAATATAAAAGCTTTTGAAGTTTTGTGTCATCTATGTCGTTATGTGAAATTCTCTTATACTCTTCATAAATATACCGAGCCACATTGGCAATCTTCTCCATTTACCCACCCTTTCATCGCCTCTTAACGACAAAAATATTTATGAAAATATCTACTTGACATTATTTTTAAGTGTGATATAATCACCATATAGAAGATTATTTTGCTTTATGTAAAACATCGCACTGTTTAGGAGGAAAATCAATGAAAAGATGTTTGTCTGTATTTCTAACCATCGCACTAATATTTATGTTCGCAGCTTGCACTAACCCCAAAAATCAGCAAGAGGGAACAACGACTTCAAGTGACGTTTCTGAAGTTGGTTCATACGAGCAAACAGGCGGATCGGCAATCAATAAAAACACAAACACCCAAAAGCCTAATGCTAACAACAATAATAATAACAGTGTTAATGCCAATAACAATAACGCCAACAATGTTAATGCTAACAATACCGCAGGGCAAAATCCACCCGCGCAAGGTAAGCCGTCGTCTTCTGGACAGCAGTCAAACTCTTCTAACAGCAAAGAAAAAGATAAGCAATTTAGCGCCGGAAATAGCGCTTTTATCGACATAAACCAAGCTTCACAAGCCACAAGCCAGATAGCAAAAGCAATATATCAGGCTTGGTATTTTGCGATATACGAAGCAAAGGATTATGGCGATTATTATGAAACTCTCACCCATTATTGTAGAAGAACGGGCTTAGATTCGGCTGAAGTTACGGATGCGGTTGACACCATACTTTCAGACTTGGGCTATGAGCCCGGTAACAACGACGATAGGTATATGATTCTTCAAATAAAAAGCGGAGCAGTCGATGTTGTTATAGGTGTCTATACGGCAAACGGGTGGCTTGATGAGATAGGCGACCTTTTGGAGTCTGCACAGAAGAATATCTCAACACTCTCAAAAGAATATGCCGAGTACACCGATAGGGAGACTCTACGCTTGTACTACTCCGAAGCTTGGGCGTACTACAATTTCGTTTTGTCTCCCACCGGGTCTTTTTCCACTCTGGAAAATACTATAAACACATACGAAAATAATCTTCGTAAATACAACAATCAGCTTGCATTTACATATCTTTTCTAAAATTATTTTTTCATTTTCTTAAACTCATTAAGAATATCTGTAACTATTTGCTTATGAGCCCTGCGCAGCTCGCCAACCGTCTTCTCGTCAGCCGATCCATTGATAACCACATCGCCGACTGTAATATTGCACGGAGACGCTATGGACACGGACGACGCGGCGGACAGAGACTTAATCATCGAGCCGAGCACCTCACCGGGCTGATTAGCCCACTTGTAGAGAAACTCACTTGCTTTGGCGTTGAACACCTTGTCGCCGTCGTTAAGGAACTTATAGCGACCTTTATCAGGGGAGCCGAGTATAAGTTCAAGACCCTTTTCGTCAATGTTAGCTATACCGCCCTTGGCGTAGGGAGTACCCGTAGCGTAACCTTGAATATCAGACTTCCACACCCAGCCGGTATACTCATTGTTTAGACCTATAAGAATTTGGTTGCCCTTGACCTGATAAACGGTATACTTGCCCCCGGGGACATGAGGCGCCATTTTTCTGTTGCTACTCTGAGGAGAGAAGTGTGTCGCCGACTTCTTAACAGTTACTGTATCACCACGGTTGGGTCCAGACTTCTGACTTGTATTAGAAGAACCGCTGGACTTGTTCATGTTTTTGGCGGCGGCTTGTACTGCATTTTTAGCACTGGTGCTCTTAGTCGCTCTTTCACGAGCTTCACGCTCGGCGGCAGTCTCATACTTGCCCTTATTGTAGCCCGTCATATTGTCGAGCTTCATACCGTAGTCGTTGTCGAGTAGACTGTTATAACGGTTAAGAGCCTCGTATGCGGCTTCCCATTTTTCTGTGATTTCGGAATCAATTCCTGCCTATAATAACCTATCTTATTTTTTTTATCACGACCTCAAGCAGAAGCTGCTTGATTGGCTTGGTCGCTTAAGTAGTCTTTGTAATACATCCAGCGCAATGGCTGCTGTGATATAGGATCTACGCCACTTGATTTTGCTTTGCCCTTACACACCTTGCCTATTGTACTGTTGTCTGTGTTATAATAGTCAGCAGCCTCCTTAGCGGTCTTAAAGATTAAGCCGGTGGTTAAGCATATAACACTTCGCGCAAGAGGATGGTTTTCTCCACGCATTCTTCCTTGAGCTTGTTTTATTTTGTTAGATATATCCTCTTCTGACATACTATTGTAGTCATCAAGGTAAGCCCAGACAAGACGTTCATTATTCAATACACCAGCCGAATAAGTTTTATTCGCGTAACACGACGAAATGCTTGGTTGGCGTGCATTATATTTATCCGTAGCATCTCCAATACAGTCAAAAATTTCTCTTGTATTTAGTAAGACCACCGGACGAGCGTTCGGGTTGTTGCCTCTCACAGCTTTCTCTTGATACATTTTTAGGATTGTCTTAATGTTTTTGCCGAATATTTCTTCCTGAGTTTTTCCATAATTGGGGTTTTTAGCACCGCATAGACGTCCTTTGTTTGCTGCCGATATCTTTGCCTTAGCCTCGGGGGAAAGCGTCTTGCCAAAGAAATGGTTCTTTTCTCCTTTATTCGCCATAGAGATTCTGTGCTTCCACATGGCTATTTCCTCTTCATTGAGGATATCGTATAGACTCACTCCATACATCGGATTATTTTTACCGCTCACATCGTGATGGTGAGCCCGCATTTTTGCTCGGGTTTCTTCAGACATAACATATCCACGATGAGTGTTTCCGCCTTCGTCATAATTATATCCATCTTGATAAGCGTTAAAAACCTTGATATAATAAATTTCTCGCTCGTTAAGAATAGAGATATCACAAAGCTCAACAACACTAAAGTCAAAAGATTCTTGTCCGTATTTATTCCATTCTTTTTGGAGAGCATAGTTGTGGTGTTTATTCGATCTTAGCAACCTTTTGTGAGCTCCGATTCTTCGGTAAATATTCTGTGACTGACCTATATAGCATTTTCCATTTTGAATGTTTTTTTATTAGATAAATTCCACTTGACTTAGGAAAATCCAAGATACACTTCCTTTATTTCAAAATAATAAAAACCCGGCAAAACCGGGTTAAGATAGGTTATTTTGTTTACTTGCGCTCGCAACGCGCAAATGATATTGCCAATATATCCTCATACTTTCATATGAGAGCAGACCATATCTTCATCTTATATTTTTATATAAGAGCTACACTTTTCCACCACCATTAGCTTGCGGTGTACGAACTCGCGTTCTGGTCGTTGAGGGCAGTCCTGTTTTAAACTTTCCCTGCGAATTTCCCATTGGCGTTAGCACTTAGGATTTAACCATATGCCATCCCTGCGTTCTTTCTGCTTTCGCACCATACCACTTAGGTATCTCAACTCTTTTGTTTTGGTGCAGGGCTTTAGGGTGTCCTCGCATATATGTGTAGTTTTTTCGCACAGATCGCTCTATGCGTGAGCCATTGTATTAACCCATACTGACGGTTGTACTCAATCATCTCCTGATACAGCTGAGCATTACCGTTCTGCAAGTCTTTTATAGCTTGCTGACGAAGCTCATAGGCGTTGTCGAGGTAGTCCTCTATCGCTTCTATTTGCTTCTCGTAATACTGCGTCTGCATCTCTTCGAGGTCGTCGTACATCTTCTCAGCCTTGTCGAGTTCCTCATCACGCTCAAAGTCGTCTAAGTCTTTCTTGGCGTCGGAGAGACTCTCTTCAAGTTCGAGACGGCGCTTCTGCGCTTCAACGGAGTCGTCTGCTTCAAGCTCAAGCAACTCCGCCTGTATATCTGTAACCTTCTTACGCTTCTCGCGGCGTTCTTCCTCTTTGTCTATCTGGTCGTAGTGTTCCTTGAGGAGGTCGCGCTGTTTGTCGTAGAAGTCTTTTACGTTATCTTGACGCTCTTTAAGAACATCTTTCTCGTTGTTCTTCTCCTGCTTGAGCATATCAATGCGGAGGTCGATAAGGTCTTCAAGGGCGTCCTGTGAATCCTTAGCCTGTTGTTCCTCAAACTTGTGGATGCTCTCTTGCGCTTCGCGCCATTGTTCAGCGTATTTGGTCTTGTCGTTGAGATACTTCTTGTAGTTCGCCGCGAGCCACGTGTAATACTCGCCCTCATCGATTTTACCCATTTCGAGCTCATGCTTTTTGAGGTCAACAGCTTCGTTCCAGTCGTCGAGGCGCTTCTGCTTTTTCCACTTGTAGATTTCCTCTTCATACTTGCGCCACTCTTCAGCATACTTCTTTTGGTTATTGAGTTGCTTCTTGTAGTTAGCCTCAAGCCAAGCGTAGTATTGCTCTTCGGTAATCTGATCCATTTCAAGTTGGTGCTTCTTAACAGCCAGCATCTCGTTCCACGCTTTGAGACGCGGGTCATCAGACGACGAAGAGGAGGACGAAGAGGAGGATTTGGAGGATTTAGAAGACGAGGGTTTGCTATATTTTGTTTGCCAATTGGAGTAGTTAAGGTCTCCAACTATTTTTTGCATCTCTTTGAGAGACGCAATTTCGTTTTGCGTAGCAACCTTTTGAGCCTCAATTGAGGACGAAAGCGATGTCTTTATTTGCGCAGCACCATCAATAAGCTTAACTTGCTGGTCGGTGGCTACTGCGGCGGCTCTGTTAAACATACCTTTCCAGTTGCCATTAGAAACACTTTCCATCAAGCTCCCAAAATAACTCGCTGCATAACAAGCCTTACCAAACGAGGGGATAAGAATTTTACCCACAGCTTCGGCAGTAGGAGCCATACCAGAGGCTAACTCTAAAAGCGCGAGTTTTGTTTGCGCTTCCGCTAATGCTTGATTCACACTGGCTTTGGTGGCGTTTATCTGAGCCTCCACCATCTCTTTGGTAGCGCCCTCATTAAGCCTTATTCCATTTTCGGTAACTTCGAGAACACCGGCATACAGAGCACCGCTCTTAGCAAGTTCAAGCGCAGTCTGAATAGAAAGAGAACCGTTCTCGTTCTGCTCTTTCATTGCGCTGTTTACGGTATCATAGGTTGTAGATATTTTCTTTAGAGCCGCATCGAGCTCGTCATAAGAGTTAATAAGTCCCTCAACGCCGCTTACAGCTCCGCCGAAAGCAGACTCGAAATCAGAGATAACTCGTTGAGACTCGATTTGAATCTGTTCGAGCGAGAAAGCGGTCGCGAAGGCTGCCTTTGCCGTGTCAACATCAATAGCTCCGTCATGAAGCTGTTGAAGAATCATACCAATATTACTCTTCAGCGTGTCACTTGCACCAGCAAATACAGTGTCAATATTCTCGGTGATTACATTTCCGTCTTCGTCAAAGAGGTTACTCAACCCATCTGTCAACGCTTTGCCATTCTCGTCAAATACCTTGGTAAGCTTCTCAGAAGAGCCAAGAATCTCATCAACAGTTCCGGCAAAGCCCTCAAGAGTGTCGCGCTCATATGCATCAGCAAGCGATTTATTTGCATCCTTAAGGCTTATCTCGCCGTCGTGATATTGCGTAAGAATCTTGCCAATGTTGTTCTTTAGCGAGTCGCTCGCTCCCGCAAACATGACATCCATTTGTTTGCTGATAATATTTCCATCACCATCAAACAAATTATCGAAGCCACCCAGAACATCTTCTGCCGATCTTTCTATTTCATCCAGAACATCCTTGGTTGAATATCCGTTGCTGGAAATCTTTGCAAAAGCTGCGGCAGTTCCTTCGAGGTCGCCGTTGAGCTTAATAAACGCTTCACGATCGGAGTCGTCGGGGATAGCTTGTTTTAACGCCGTTCCAAAGTCGTCCAACCCCTCGGGCGTGGTAGCTGCTTTGCCGAGAGCCTCAAGCTTGTTTATAGTTGCCTGATCGACATCTAATTCACTGAGTTTACCCTTAAGTAATGTAGCTCTTTCGGCGGCATCGGAAAGCGAGTACATTATACTCTCATAGAATGCTTGAGCATCTGGATCTGTAGAGTCTTCCCAGTTCTTAGCGATAGCAAGAAGATTGGTTCGTATATCTTCGTAGTCTTTTTTGTTTTGGTCGAGTTTTTGAGTTTGCTCTTCAATACTGAGGTTAGTATCAGCATATATTTCTTTGCGTTCCTCTTCTAACCTGACTAACTCTTTTTGGGCGGCGACGGCAGCATCAATTTGATTATTGCTGCTTACAGAGCCATCAGCTATATCCATAAAAGCTAAAAACCAGTTTAGCTTTTTGCCGGTTTCATCGTAGGAATCTCCCAATGATGGACCATCATTAGCCTCTTCCCATGCCTCTTTATCAGCCTTATCTACTTTCTCTTTCTCTAACTTAGCCTTAGTCCTGAGATAAGCAATCTGAGCCTGTAGTTCAGCATTTTGCTTCTGCAACTCTTTAGTTTGCTCAATATCAGCGAGGGTCGGGTTGTCAATAGCATTAAGAGCGGTAAGCTGAGAATTAACTTCCTTTAGAGCACCCTCTTGAGATTCAAGTTCTTCCGTTGTACTCTTATACTGCTCGCGAGCCTCATCCGCTTTCTGCGCAAGCTCGTCTTCTATGTTGATTAAATACTGGAATCCCTCAATCAGCTTCTGAATGGCAAACTGAGCAATAACAGTGACGAGCATACCCGCAGCAGCTTTGAAGATATTGAGACCGACGGCGGCGAGCTTTGATTTGACACCAGTAGCCTCTATTTGGGCGGCGGCGTTCTTCTGATATTTTACGAAGCCTTCCCATGTGGGTCCACTCTCATCAACTGTCTTAAGGTAGTCCTTCGTAGACTTGTCGGCGGTCTCTAAGAGTTTAATACGGTCGTCTGAACTGGCGTCGCCCCAACGATTGATAAGATCTTTATTCCTTTTGCCTGAAGCAGAGTCTTCATTTATAGAATCAAGGATTGCAGCCAGAGCCGATTCACTGCTCTTCTTTGACGACTCACGAACCTGCCTCATCGTCTTTACGGTGGCGTTGCCGAAGTCTTTTACTTTAGCCTTTGCGACCTTGAAACCGGACGCGAAATCTTCGCCAACCCTAAGCGCAGTCGAACGATTCAGGACAGAAAAAGAGTCGTAAGTCTTTTTTATCTCGCTGAATGATGTGCCGAATATGGACAAATCGCCAAGTTTGTTGCCAGCTCCACTGGTAGTGAATATCGTTAATCATATATCAAGCAGGGGATTTACCTAATATATAATAAGAAGGAGACTGATATTAATGGGTCAAATGTTAGCATACTGCCCACGATGTGGACACATTCTCAGAGATAATAACGCGGACGATATTAAAGATTTTCGCATCAATAGTTGTAGATTTTGTGGGTTTGATAACGGACTTATAAAGTTCCCAGAATGGTATACATCAGATATGTTTATGACGGAGTGGCTTAAGTTTGAGGACGACATGATAGTTAGCAACAATCCTATAATGGATAAACCCGCAACTGAGTCCCTTCATCTAACAAAGTTAATGGTATTAGACATAGACAAAAACCCACTCTATAACGAGAAACTGTCTATAAAGACCGCCTATATGGAGCACGACGAAATAAAGAAAATACAACAAACACCCGAGTTTAAGGAGCAAAACAGACAGCTTATGGAGAAACTCAGAAATGAGGACGTTCCCCACTGTCCCACCTGTGGGTCAACGAACATCAAAAAAACTCGACGTCGTTGACCGTGCAGTATCTGTGGGGTTCTTCGGTATTTTCTCTAATAAGATAAACAAGAGTTTTAAGTGTAAGGACTGCGGGTGTACTTGGTGATTAGCATTTGATGTGTCTATTAAAACGATTTTGGCAAATAATTGAACAGGTCTGTAAAAAGACAACTCCCGAGAAGCAAGAAAGCACCAACCATTTCTGATTGGTGCTTATAAAATATAAATGTAATTGTAATTTTCTTAGTGTACTAATCTATTGAGTGTCTTTAATTTATATTCGTTTATGTCAATATTTTGATATCCATCGGCTAATAATTCTTGTTCCATTTTAGCGAATAAATCATCACATACATCAGATCTATTTGTTGTCTTCATCCGATCATCATAAGTAACTGTATATGTAGAAAATACTTTATCGCAATCTATTCTGGTCGTTCTGGTAAATGGATTTCTCGTTAAATCTGGTTGCTCATCATGATAATGTACCATTGGATTGTTGATTAACATATATGGTTTTAGCGTTTGACACTTAACATACTTATAATTTGTGCCAGACTGAGTCCGACAAATATACATATGCGAAGCCACAGCCATACCATCAGTTATCGATGGATAAGGAACCTTCATTCTTATTACATCTTTCTGGTTAATCAACTATAAGTCTCCCTTCATCATCTATATCGACGAATACAGGATTGTGTAATTCTTCATTTTCAGCAAGAGTGAGCAAAATGTCGAAGTGTTTTTCTGTAAGATGTTGAGCATCAGATTTTGTAAAAACAAAATAGTTTCTATCTAAACGCACAACCGCAGAATTTTCTACTAACTGTAATGGATACATAGCATCAAGAGTACGAATGAGTTTTTCATCATCGGAATTAAAGTCTCTTTCGGATAAATCAACTTGATACTCCCCACTCATAATACGTTCTTCTTTACATTTCCAAATATTCATCTGATGTGTTAAATCTGACAATTCTTTTTCTGTCATTGTACTTACCATAAAAGCACACTTTTCAGCCCTTGCAGTATCAATTGCTACAGAATTACTTGCAAAAGCGTGTTGAGCAGCTGAATTAAAATTTAACCTCTCTTTTGTGTAGTCACCCCACACATCGCTAAACACTGGTCCCTTTTTATACCCTCTTAAATGACTGAAATCCGGATCTTCCCCCGAAACTTTAGCAAATGCTTCATAGAATAGCAAGAATTTTTGCAATTTTAATGGAGTCTCATATGATGCATTATTATTTTCTTTTAGCCAACCACTTAAACATAGCTTTCTTTTATTTGAATAAATCATACTAATCCTCCTTTCTTAAATCGGTATATCCTATTCTATTATAGCACAGGTGTCAATACTTTTATCAAATCATTTTCGATATATATTTCTCGCGGTAGGATTCGTAACCTCTATTAAAACGTGGCGAAGGGGTCGAACATATCGCCCTCTCTGCATTTAAGAATTGCAGCTACATCGATTTTTTCTTTGGGTTCGATATTGGTGAAGCTAACCCGATCTATACCGTCGCGAGCATGGATAACTTCAGTCAACATCTCGGTACTGATAGGAGACAGGGCGACAGAAAGCGTTCCTAATTTGATGCACTTGAACGCCCATATTATGTGCGGCTTGATACCTTCTGCAAAAATGGGCGGTACACACTTCAACCAACCAAGTCCTTCTGAAACAGCTTTTTTATTAATCATATTTAAACTCCTTTTATTCTAAGTGATTATTAGCCTATAACAACGGACGCAAACCAGCTAATTATTATATCTATGAGCAATACTGCCTTTGCACCGATTCGCACTCGGTTGCTCTTTTCGAGGGGATATCTTATTATCTCCACAAGAAGGGAGCCGCCGAATACGGCAAAGACTATTATGGAGTATATTCCCATAAGTGTAGCACCGGCAATCTTCACCGTTGCGGCTATTAAGAAGACCACCACCAGTACCACTAATATTGATGCGGTTATGGATAAGCATATCTTATCGTAGCGAGAAGGGGTCATTTCTTACACTCCTCTCATTCAATGCTTTATGAGGAAGGTTATCTTGGTTCCCTCATCCGTGAAATCGAAGTCAAGCTGCTCGACGTCATCACGGCTGCGTAAAGCACTTAAGAGATTGCCTGAACTAATGGGAGAAGCAATTATTTGAGATATACCATCTCGTATATCTTCTTTTGAATATTTAAGGACTTTTTTGTACTCTTTCGCTTCCTTCGCGCCCATTGTTGCGGCGTCCCTAATGCCAATGGCTATACGACGGACTCCGTGTATTAGATTTTCTCTACTAATCATTTTACATTCCTTTCATTCTAAACAAATTTTAAAAAGTGAGGCTTATTATGAAAAATATTCAAGACGCTCAAAATAAACTCGACACTCAAATAATAGGCGACAGAATAATGTCTGTTCTACCATATAAGTATCAAAGTGAGGAGGGCTGTGAGATATTCTTTAAAACCATGAACCTTGATAATTACCGCATAGTAACCAAAGCTAAAAATAATAACACGATCCCACCAATAAGTGACTTGCTCGCAATAGCAAAATGTTTTAATGTTTCTATGGATTATTTGCTTGGACGCACAGCCGTTCCCGCCATAGCTCAGCCGTGCGCCAACAGAATTGATTCGGCTATAAAGACTATAGCGGAACACACCAAGCAATCATACGAGGACATTTGCGAGCAGCTTGGCATTTCAGAAGACGAGATAATGAATTATTAAATAGCAAAACAGTGCCCTACAAAAAATAGGACACTGTTTTATTATGCCTTTTATTGACTTTTGCTTTTGATAATAATATAATAGATGATAGTGGATCCACCGTTGTAATTGTTTAACGGTTTCACGGTTAAAAGACGGTTGCTGATATCCCGCGAGAAGCGGAGTGCAGCAAGCATACCACCTCGTGGGGAAATCTTTTTCTCAAGGGAGGTGATGTATATTACTTTAATCTTTAATGTGATAGGGGCAGTAGCTTCTATTACAACAATAATTATGTTTGTGATATATGCATACGAACATATAAAGAAAAAGTAAGCCGTCTATAGCGAGTAGACGACTTACTAATTCGAGAATGTAAATTCTCACTTATAAAGTTGATACTACAGCAACCGTCTGGATGCACTACTGGGGAGATGTTTGTTCACAGCAAACGTCTCCTTAGTTATTATTATATCGATGTCTTCAAATTAAGTCAATAAGTTTAAAAAATTTTACATTTTTTGAAACAATCTCTAAAAAATTTGAAGATGCACTTATCTTTTTTGTTTATCTTTATCTTTGTCTATCTTGTGAACTACCACAGGACTCTCGTCGTCGTCAACACCAACGGCAATAGGTGATATCCATTTTAATATAAGTTTGCGAGTAGACGGCTCTTTCATAGAACCAGTCCAGAAATTATGCCAATGCCCACGTCTGATGTGAGGGCGGGGAGACGCATGAGTTCCAGCAGCTACCGAAGACTGTTTATGTTGCACCCGCTTGTATTGCCTAAACGACGCGCCGACGCGCACACCAACATCCCACTTGCGAATCTCACCATACTTGTCTTTGATACGGCTCGGCGATCTGCGAGTTATTGCCTTCTGCTCGGGATTCTCCTCTATATCAGCGTTTGACGCACAAATATAGAGAACTACTTGCAACATCTTGCTCATAAACGAGACAAGAGCGTCAGCGATATCCATATCTAACATAAATTTCTGAGCCTTGTCGTATTGACCTGACTCATAAAGATACTTATACCCCTCTTGACGAGTATATTCAAGATTATCATAAAGATTCTCTTGGTTCAGATGTATCGGAAACGCATACGGCATATTATTTTTGTTAAGACACAAGAAGCGTAATTCTCTGTCTTGCGTGTCCGTATCATACTCCATATGCACAAAGGTTCCGATAACCTTATCGTCGCCGAAGTAAAGGTTATTGAACTGTATATAAAAACATTGATAGGGGAGGCGCGACAAGACTTCGCTCGGTATGTCGAGACAATCTTCTTGCGCGAATAGCACCTCTTCCATCTCGGGGTCAAGGACAAATACTTCTTTGCTGAGTCTCCACGGCGCAAGAGCGGCGAGTGTAGCTCCAATACGCGCCACCCCTGACTCATTCTTAAAGTCAGTTTCACTCTCCACTACAGCCTTCGCCGCCGCTATAGGCACATAGCAATCACTATCCCAACGCGGCAAACCGCCTTGTCCGTTATGTGAATGAATATCGGACAGCAAATCCCACGCTTTAGGGCACAGCTCAGTTGCTTGTTTTAATAAGTCTAACGGCGGGTAGTCTTTGACCTTTCCCATTGATTACACCTCTGCTATATTTCTTAGATATATTATAACAGAAGCCAAGAATTTTTCAATCATTTTTGCGCCTATCCCCAACGGCAGCGCGTACCGACCTACTGCGAACAACGAACAGGTTATCCGTTGATAATATAAGGGGTTGTTCGCTCACCCCCGGAGTCGAGCACACCATGTTGACCCGTAGACCAACCGACCATTGTGCTCTGTGAACATTCTCGTTGCTTTTACAACGAGCTTTGCTGCGGACTTTCCTATCTCAGCCTTATTACCGTACCGACTCGCTTTCACGGTCGCCGCCATAATATTACTACTATGGGTTGGTAGCCTTGCATACGGATTACCCCGTGCCACATTATCAAGCAGCAATGCGCTTCTTACACGCACCAGTATCAGTCGTTTTTCTTAACACTCTCTTACCGTCGTCAAGCAACGGCTCGTTCAGCGTCACCGCCAGAGCGTTTCGTGGGTATATTCCTCCGATATTTGATAAGCCCACGTTTTTAATGGATGTAACAACGCCAACTATTGCAGGAAGCAACAGCTTGCACTTGGCGAGTGCATCCGCGAATTGGAGTGCGCCATTTGCCAACTTTACAAAAGTAACAACGGCGTCACTATTAAGAAGATTTGTAGACAAAGACTCGAAAGAAGCCTTTGCTCTTGCGATATTTGCTTCAATACCCTGCGAGTAAGCATCGTACTTTTCCATAGCCGTTCCGGCGGAATCGGCACTTATACCCGCATACTCCATAGCCTTACCATAGTTCTCCATAAGGGTAAGGACATTTTCTTTCTGTCTCGTAGCACCAAGTGCAGTCGCAATAGCACTCTGCTCAACTTCAGTCAGCGACGACCACTTAGCCTGTACGTCGTCAAGAACATCTGTGAAGTCTCTGAACTCGCCCAAGTTGTCACGAAGTCGTATACCGACCCTTGTCAATACACGCTCGTAATCGTTTAGTGACTCGCCGTCGTCATCAACAAGCTTATTAAGCTTAACATTTGAATAACGAGCGAACATAGTCTTGAACGCATTACCGATGGACGCCATGTCCTGCTGAGTAACTTCGCCAACAGCGGCAAGATAACCAAGGAGCGTGTCCATTTCGACACCGGCAAGACGCGCTGAGTTTGCAGTCTTACTCATACCTTCAGCAAGACCACTAACGCTGACAGCGGCAGCCATATCGACAGCGGACAGCTTATCCGCCACAGACATCGCGTCGTCGATCTCAACCTTGTAGCCTTTAATCGCCGAGGTAAGATACTGGGTTGCCTCGGCAGAATCAAGCAGACCTATCTTAGAAAGAACGGTACTGGTCTTTATTAGCTCGTTTGTATCTTCAAGAGAATAACCCTGTCTGAGCCAATCGTCGGCGGCAGCAGCTACTTCGGAGGTAACAGCACCAAGCTCCTGAGCCATTTCAGAATAGCTTGCCACGAGTTCCTTTGTGCGGTCACGGTTGTAACCCGTAACCATTGAAAGGTTGACGACAGCCGAGTCAAGCTTAACAACATTATCATAAACCTCTTTAAGCTGTTGCACAGAAAAACCAGCTATAGCTGTTACTGCCTTTTGCTTAATATTTGTCTTTAACGCACTATTAAGCTTATCGAAAACATTTGTTGTTTCTACGCCAGCCTTAATAGCATCGAGTTTTAAATCATTAAATGTATCTTGAAACTCTTTAGCGGTTATATTCCCGCTATCCAAGGCGCTTTGAAGCCATTTGAAGCCACCCATAAGACCGGCTCTTTCAAGCTTATCGCCATATTTATCCATATACTTATAGAGCTGGCTATAAGCTCGTAAAAACTTGCCGGAGTCTTGGGTTATTGATTTGGTGATTTTCTTGTTAGTGGACTGAACCTCTTTCTCTATACTATCTGTGTCAAGAGAGAACTTAAGTTTCGTTACTCCACTTTTATTAATTTTTTCAGCTATCTCTTGAATATCTTTTAGTATCTGCTGTCCAGAGCCACTGCTTATTTCGCCGCCGCCAAGTACACCAAATTTTAATTCAATCACGTTTTTGTTGTCGGACATAAATGCCTCCCTATATAAATAGCCGCACCCAAACGAGTGCGGCTACCTTTACAATATTCCGCTATCCATACCGCCCCACAAGCGGGGATAGTCTACTTTTACGCCCGGATGTTGCACCTCAAAGTCGTTAATTGTATCGGAAATAAACGAGTTGGGAGAACGAACTCTTTTGTTGCTGATAGGCAATCCGTTATTTCGACCCTCCCACACACCGAATGTAGAGCGAATTTTCGGATAGCCCTGAGTTATTAACCCGAATATATCATATACTCCGCTTCCCGTAGGGACACCACCGGCTCCGGTCAGCGAATCTCGCCTTAGTAAATCTCCCGGAAACACAACATCAACAACCCATTCGCCCGAATGTTTGTCAATTTTTGATATGCCGACGTGAATTTTACCAACACCCATTTTACGGGCATTTACCGAAGTGGACTGATTATACGCATCAACAATCTTGTTGCGCAGCTCTTTGGCGAGCTCGGTCAGTTGATTCTTGTAGTCGGGGTATTTTTCTTTAACTATCTTTTCTCCGCTTTTGCTTGAGATGAACTGTTGAAGTTTTTGTATAATATATTCTTCGGAAATCATTTGGCATCACCGCGAATAATGCACACAGGTTCCGCCCCGGTTCGTATCACTACCACAGGCTCATTGATAACTCTGACATAAACTACATCAAACATTTCAGCCTCCGTTATTCGCACTTATCTGCGGAATTGAACAATGTCGGAGAAACGCGAAGCTCAACTATGGGTGTCGCGGGAATTTTTTCGTCAGCCATAACAACCCGTGTGTCCATAAAAATAATACCCTCGGGCAGACGACCGGACTCTTCTGCCGTCAACTCAATCGTATATAAATCAGACTCTTCGTCATAACCGACGTTATCCGGGTACTTTCGCGTGAAGAGAGTCTGACTATTCATGTCTTTATCAAGCTTAAACAAAAAGTCTATATGCTCGATATCAGAGTGGCTTATATTAAACTTAATAGGTATAGTGGGAGTAGTGAACCTCTTCACACAACCAACTCCTTACTTGTTATTTCTTCTTCTCGTGGAAGTCGAGAATTCCGTCAACTATTTTGCTTTCATCTTTATTAGCAATAACCTCGCTCAACTGCATAAGCTTTTCGAGGTCGACCTTAGACAACGAAGACTGATTTGCGTTTATGGTGTTGAGAAGTTCAGCGAGGGACTTCGCCGCAGAAGACCACGGGTCATACGCGACTCTAAGCTTCTCGTTATATGCAGCGAAGAAAGCCTTTTTCATTGCGCTGTAGTTGACATATCTAACGCTCTTAACGATAAATTCTATAATGTCATTTTCGTTGATAAGCCTCCACATCGACTCGACACTGTTGCTGAGACCGAGTTCTTTGGCGTTTGAAACCTGTAAGACAAGAAAGGTCTCAAGCACAAACTCGGCAAAGTGAGCGATAAGACCACCGTTGTCGTCATAGCAGAACTCAAGAGCTGTACCGATTATTGTCTCAACATCAGAGTAGGTCAGCTCGTCACGAATCTCCATTTCTATCTCTTTGTTATCAACTTCAGCTTTATATTTCAGCATTATTTCTTTTTCTCCTTTATTTCCTCAATGACGCCGCTGTCGCGCAGATAGGCGAGACCTATACAAATAGCTTCAGCGATATCATCTTTAGCGGTTATTCCATAGCATTTTGAAACATAGTCTATTGCTTGTATCTTGAGGGCTTCTCGGTTAACCTTGTTGCCCTGATTAAAGCCCAACACCTTACGCCATTGTGTCGGAGCGTAGATTTTGAACGCTGTATTATGCCAATATGACATATCCATAATAGCGCCCTGAAGTCTGCTTAATGTGATTAGCGTCTTAATAGACGTCCTCAGTGAGACATCTTCAAAAATAATTATATCAGCCTTAGACTTCAAAAAGAGGAGATGTATCTTTCGACACATCTCCTCAAATCTATCCTCTGGCGAAACGGACTTGTCAGCTGTGAGTTTGCCGAAGCTGACGAGATCGCCGTCGTCGAATATGGCGTAGCCGGTAATAATACTGGCTTGGTCTAACGCCAAAATTCTCATACGGTCACATACCCGCTTCCATCATACTCAATGGCGTTCGTCTGAACGAGTTCGCCCTTAGCATCAACATAGACTATGATTCCGCTATATTTGTTGTAAGAAACGACCTGACACTTTCTCTTGCGGGGCTGAGTCTTTGACTTGCGCTTTGGAGTTTCCTTGTCGGCGACTTCTACAACCTCTACAACGTTTTCATTATCCATATTGATTATTCCTCCTCATCCTGCCAAATAAGGTCAAGAATGTTGTCATCACTGTCTGCCATAAGGTCACAGGTGATAGTGATAGTAGCGGGGTCGCCGCTGTTAGCACACGACAGAGAGAAGTTGGTCTGAGGAGAGCACTTGTACGCGACCATTCTGTAAGGAACAATCTCGTCGTTCTCAGTCTTCTCATAAGTATCGCCGTAGACGGTGAACGCTCTCGGGAAGGTTGTAGACTTAATGTTTATCTTGCGCACCTTCTCAGAAAGCTCAGTCATGTAATAGACAATATAACTGGTGCCAACCGTTGCTCCGGTAACAGTAATGTCCTTGGAGCTCGCGGTTGCTGTAGCGGCAATCTCTGTGCCGCAGTCATCATCTGCCGCGAAGACATTGACAGTACCGACGACAGGAGCGCCGGAAATGGTCAGCTTGCCCTCGGTAGCACACTTAACAACCTCACGCTTGAGGAACTTAGCGGTTGTCTCAATATCTGCACCGGTAATCAGAGAATAGAGCTTAGCTGTCTTCATCTGAGTCTCGAACGCAATTGTGCCGCCGCGCTCGCCGTGGAAGGTAACTCTCTTCGGGTGTCCCTTACCACCGTAAGCATAAACAGCCTCTCCACTCATCTCGGTCGTTGTCGTATTAGCAAAGTCGAGATTGAGGAAAGGCTTCTTGCTCTTATATTCAACGAATATAAGGTCACATACTTCTCTGTTAGCAAAAGTAGTATTGTTGTTCATATTAAACCTCTCTTATTTATTTGTTAAATCCTTAAACCACGCCGAAAGCTCTATGGAGTCCTTGCCCCATGCAGCCCAGCGCAGTCCTTCGACCGATTCATAAGTAATGACGTTGAGACGCCTGAACTGGTCGTAAAGTTGCAATATAGTTAAATCCCAGATATTAAGTAGGTTTAAAGAGGGATGCTTTGCGCACACGGCGGATATAATGTTCGGAAGCGTGTAGTCGTTAGACGGCTGTTCTTTTTTCTTAGCCTTATCAAACTCTTTCTTCCGCGCCTTACATCTTTCGTAAATGGCTTTAGCTTTTTTGTTTGAGAACTTTAATTCGCTCTTACTCTCTTTTTCCACACCAATTATCTGAGCAATTAAACTTTGTATATCTCCGAAATTTCCGTTGTTGATTTCGCCGACCACTTGCTTATCCTTATAAACCTTGAAACACAAGCTCTTATCATCAAAGACAACCTTTTCTTCAATAAAAAAAGAGAGCGCCTCAAAAAAGGTCTCTCTTAACATCGGGTAGGTTATTAAGATGTAAAAGGTTGAAAGGTCGGGTATGAGCATAGGCATTTGCCCGTCAAGCTCGTTCGGATCGAACATGATTACGCTCACATAGCCGAAGAACTTATCGTAGCCAAGCTGACGAACCTCCGACAATCGTGGCTGTCGTACATGACACACATTACCGACAGCGATAGAACTGCCAGTAATCGAGTCCCACGGGGTCAGCTTCATTTAGCCACCCTCGTTCTGTCTCGCGCATAGTCAGGCACGGTATATGTCAGCAGACGAGCGGTAAAGCCTTCGGGTGCAGCCGCGAGCGTCGCCGAACTAAGTTGTAACCTGCCTATACCGAACTCCGAACTGCCGTTTATCAGTAGGTCTATCTGACGGCATATGTTGTCGCGCCTGTTTCCCTTAACACCCGGGAAGCTATTGCTGTCGAGCTTCATAAAAGATTTGTTACAGACGACCTCAACAAGGAGCGTCATTCTCTTAACGCTTCCGCTCGGAGCCTTAGTGACCTCTGTATCAACAAGCACATAAGCGCCAGCTTCTTGAACGCTCTCGTCTATCCAACCGTGGTCGTTAATGTGGTCTTCCCACTTCTCAGCATCGTCATCATCAGGGGCGTATCTGCCGTTCGAGACGAGCTTCATAACCTCTGATGACTCCAAAATTTTGCTGATAACGAGATTGTTATAGTCTATAATTTCATCGAGGTGTGTATATCCTGCCATTAGCCAGCCACCTCGACTTTCTTATAAGCGGAGCGTTCTCCGCCGTCGTTTAGTTCAATAGTCAGCTTTGTGCCAATGAGTGTATCATTAGCATCAACGGAAATAATTAATGCGCCATCCTTAACGGAATACTGTATGCCGTATGTAGCCCCACTTACAGACCACGACGGAACAGCTTCTTCATCAATCTTGCCGGTGTCTTTGAAGAACTGCGCAAGATATGTCCTTTGTGCTCCAATTCTGAGCGTATCGCGCCCGGTAATCTTGCAAAGAGTACCAGCAGTAGACGGCTCACTTGGAGCGATGTAGTCGCATATGCGCTCTTTGGCATTGTCTCTCGAAGCGTCGTACTCAACACTTTCGACATTCATAATAAGAAGATGTCCATTTTTGCCGTAACTTCGGCTTATCGGGTCTTCTCCCGTATAAATGTAGCAAGTAAGAATCTCGTCGCCGTTAGCGTTGTAGTTAACACCACCGGCTATACGCTTATCTATATAGAGCTTAGCTGTGTCTTCGTCGTAGGGGAGATACACCTTAAACTGTTTGTGTAACGACTGGACTAAGTTGTTGCCCTTAAGGGTTGTCGAATAAACGCCTGAGTCCAAAACTCCCCAACGCTCGATAATATCCGAAGTGCCGTTCTGAAATCTGAACAGGTGGTTACACAGCCATGCCATTCCTGTTATGTGGATCTCATTCACCACTCTCGTTTCAATAACAATAAAGTGTTCGCCCATAATTTCAAGGGTATCTCCAACGTAAAGTTTTTCGTCAGGAAAGGCGATGACCTTTATTTTGTAAGCAACCTCAGTTCGGTCAACCAAGAAACGCTGCGGGGTTCCGTTACGAGTTGCATTAGGCTGATATCCGGGATTACTCAGAACCTTAGATTGGAAGTTGTCTTTAGCCTTTTGAATAATCCTGTCTCGCTCAGATGTACCATTTACGCCGAGACGCGCATTGTAATGAGACCAATCAAGCACGGCGTCCACCGCCAATCCTGTTAAGAAGATTCAAAGCCTTGAACACCTCGCGCTTACAGACTTCTTCCGAGACCTCATTCTCGTTGAGATAATTTAAAATATTCACAACGGTGACAAAGTCCATATTATCTGCAAGCTTGTCAAAGGTCGTCAAAGCTCCTTTTGCTTCTATGACGACACTATCTATGTACTCCGATAAATGTATGCCATCTTCCGCGTCGATTGTTTCATATTCTTTTAAAGGAATAATCTTATAAACGTGACCCGTAAAACGATTGATAAATGTTTTAAGCTTTATAATAATCACCTACGCTTTCAGTGAGGCGATATTACCGGCATAATAGGTGTACTCAGTCATTTTGCGGCGATATTCCTTATAAAGGGAGTTTCTAAATTCCGTCATCTCTCTTAAGAGATTAGCGGGGGAGAAGAACGAATAATCCTTGACGGACAAGGAGTTACTTAAGTTTGTGCTATCCAAAACCTTAGAGCTAACCCAGTAGTACGCGATACCGAGAGCGAGAATTTCGATTACTTCGTTATCCAAGTCAACCTTATATTCTTTGTAATCGGTATCTATCTGGGAAAGGTCTATGCGGCACATCTTCTCGAAGTCCGCTTGAGCGCTCATGAGATATTTTTCAAGTATATACTCGCGCTCGGATTCCGATAGCTTCAAGAAATCATAATCAGAGAACTTCAGAACAGCTCGTTCGTAAATCTCTGAAAACGGTGTTGCCATTAAATCACCTCTCGGACTTCATCAGATCACAACCGAGAGCCTCCTCAAAAGCTCTAATCTTCTTGAGAGAATCGAGAGTTCCATCCTCAATAAATGTGTTAAGAGCAACAACAAGATTTTCTCTTGCAGTCGTGGTGAGAAGCGGAACCTTTGTTTTGATATCCTTCACGCTCCAACCGCAGACCTTCTGGAAATCATCGGGGTCGATAATATCCTTGTAATATCTGCCGACTGCAAGGGCGTTGTACACATCTTCGGGCGTATGCTCGCCGTCGTCAACCGAATCAACGAGTATCTTATTCTCAGTAAAGAATACCGCTGCTGACGCCTTTATCGAGCGAAGTAGACTCATCGAGACGGGCTGTATGTCTCCGCAAAACTCCCAATCGATGGTCTCGCCACTTCTCTTATCTACGAAAGTAAGACCACCGAAAGTGTTCGATTTCACATATATGAGGGTAGAATCATCTATTCTTGAGGGTCTCTTGGGCGCAGCGGGAGCAGCCTTAATCGTCTCATTTTCTTTTGTCTGATTTTCTGCATTAGTTGTTTTGGTCTTAGTGGCTCCCTTTTTAGCGCCGGTAGTTGTTTTATTCTGCTGTGCCATTATTATCTTTTACACTCCTTTTATTCTTAGAAAGGGGAGAGCCACGCGGACTCTCCCCAAAAGTTTAATTTTGATTAAGCGTTGATGTCATAAACGCCAATCTTGCTGTTAAGAACAAGACCAACGCCGACGGGCTGTATGTACACATACTCCTGAGTGAGGTCTGCGTTATCAGTAGCCTCTTTGACATTCATAATGCCAGTGCCCTCGTTGACAATCTTAATCGGCTTGTCGTCGCCAGCTATGACAAACACCTTAGTGTTCGACAGAGCGAAGACATCAGTGCCGGGCTTGTGAGCCTGCTTCATGCGAAGCATCGGAGTGCCCGAATACTTGCCATAATAACCGAAGTTGTAGATGTCGTTCTTAGCGTCGTCAGAGACAACAGCGTCAGCGACCTTCTTGAGAGCACCTCTTGTGCCGCAAATTTTTGCAGATGTGCCCGAAGCCGCCTCGACATGGTCGATAATCTCGTCCATGTTAGCAGTGGTGAACGAGCCACTCTTAACATACTTATCGCTCAGACCAGCGGTCGAAGCAGAGATATTGTTGAGGCAAGCCAGTGCGTCGAGAGCTATCTGATTTGTGAAAGCCTTACCAACCATATCAACAAACTCGTTGAAGTCAACGCGACCAGAGAGAAGTCTATTCAGATCCTCATAAACGCGAATAGCCTTAGCTGTAGTCTTAATAGTAACAGACTCACCCTCGGGGATTCTCTGGCGACGAACGCCCTGAATACCAGCCGCTGCATCAGCAACTATAAGGTCATTCTCGCCGTGAGTGGTAAACTTAGCCTCGTCGCCGTCTGCGGTGTTGCGATACTCGCACAGGCTCATAAGAACCGGGTCATTCGCAATACCCTCATTGATTATTGCGGGAAGAAGAATCTCAACAAGGTCAAACACGGGCTTGCCGGGTCTGAAGTCGCGAGCGTTAAGCTTAGTGGAGCCGCCGTTGAGCTCAATAAGAGCATTGCGGATGGTCTCGGATGTCTTTGCGGCGGAATACTGTGCGTACTGCTTGCCCTTGATAGCGTCAAGTGCAACCTTAACTATGTTGTTATCCATTATATTTTTCACCTCTGTGTAATCTTTAATTTTTGGTTAAGCTATCTTAATGACGATCCAGTCGCCCTCAATAGCCTCAACAGTGCCGACCTTAGTGGAGCCGGAAGTAAGGGTCTTGACAACATTGCCCTTAGTGCCAGCCTGAAGCTCGACAATATCACCGACCGCTATAGCGGCAGCAGCGTCAAGAGCCTCAGCGGTAACAGAGAAATAGCCTCTGATAAGCTTGTAGCCACGAAGGATATCGCCAGCTTCATTCCTGAACTCGCCAAGAGTGTTGTTGGAAACAGCCTTATCAACCTCGGGAGAAGCGATAAGAACGATGTCGGACAGAGCGGTAGTAGCGGCGGGAGTGTCGCCGGTGTGAACCTCGCGCTCGCCTGAAATAAGTGCGCCAACCTTAACAAAGTTGCCGTTCTCAATTGCAGTATCTTTGCCGCTGGGCTGATACTTGACGGAAACAAGGTCGCCGCCAAACACAGTGCCAGTCAGATTATCAGTTCTAACTTTTGCGTATGCCATTGTATTAACCTCTTTCTTTTTAAAAAAATAAAGCCCACCTTACATGGCGGGTAAATAAATTATTTACGAGAATATGTTTTAAAGAAATCATCTACATAACTTGTAGACTCTTGTGTGTTGAGCAGAAGTCCAGCCTTAACTGTCTTTGCAGAGCCATACTGACCGCGAATAGCAAAGCACTCCTTGCGCAGGTCATCTGCGGAGAACTCATAAGCCTTAGCCTTAAGGTCACGGAACGACTCAAATCTATTCAGATCGCTGAACTCTCCAAGAACCGCGTCGCACTCAGCCTTATGAGCTTTATCTTCAACATCTTTCTTGAAGTCGCGAAGCGCAGTCACCTCAAGCTTCATAGCATCAAGAGCCGCAACTTCATCGTCTGTAAGCCAACGGGGCTGTATATGAACCCACTCGTCGCCGACAGCTACTTCGCCGTTCGACTCGTCAAGAGTGTACGGGCACTTGAAATGGTCTTCATTACCGTCTTCATACGAATACTTTTCGATATAGACGTAATTGTCATCGCAGTCCATCGCCCAATAGCTATGAGCATCATCGCCGAGAGAGCGAACCGCTTTTCGCACGGCATCGAGCTTCTGTTGATAGGTCATGGAGAACTCTTCCTTTTCGGGTTCGACAACCTCAGTAGCATCAGGCTCAACAGTTTCAGAAGTAGCATCCTGTGCCATGATTGCGGCAGAATCTTCTGCGGAAACTTCAGGTTCAACTTCGGGAGCTACTTCAACAGTAGGCTCCTGTTCAAGCTCCATCTCTTTCTTGTCTTCCATAGCGTTACCTCCTTCCTTGCGCAGCGCAAAATAGTCGGCGCACTGCTCTTTAAGTTTCAGCATTACATCATCAAAGTTGCTATTATCAAGCTCAAACTCTTCAGGCTTGTACACTTTGGATGAGATAAAGCAGGGCTCAGTATGCTCGTCGGGATTGTCGGACATACCGAGAAGGCAGAGCTTCAGGAAGCTAAAATCGAGGATTTCCTGATAATTCGAGTCTTCAGCTAACGGTCTCGACTGCTTAACCTCTATCTCCATGCTCTCCCCAAAATACACATCGTCAGAGTATATTGCCGACATAAGTTCGGGAACGTGCTCGGTATAGAGGATGCACTTACAGACCAGATAGGTGACGGACTCGCCGTACTCTTCTATCTCACGGAACTCGAAACTGTCATTTACAACACAACCAACCACTTGAGTCAGCGGCTTAAAATTCCAGTTTTCATCTATCGTATAGTCATGACCGCCAATAAACACACCTGTACCGTCGTCTCTTTCAATAAGATGGGCGACGATGGGAAGATAGTTCAGACCGTACATCTCTTTCTCGATAGTCTCACGAGAGATATAGGAGTAGTTTCGATTTTTGCCACACCCACAAACGGTACATTCCGCAAGCGTAAAATTCTCATTCAGCTTTTGGAGCGGAGTGATTTTTGAAAAGGTGTGAATTTGAGACACTTTTCCTTCCATGTTTCCTCCTTCCTTGAAAATGTAGTTTATTGCTGTATATGAACTTTGTATCGCTGAATTTGCTGTGTACAATGTCCAACAGCTCGGGTGTAGCCTCAAACATCGCTATATCGATGTCATTGATTTTTTCCCGAATATAACTAAACCCCGCGTCACTAAGAGCCTTAATGACTGCGGGGTCTGCTACCTTAATATAGTTCATTTGTTATTCTCCTCCGGACTACTGCTTATCGCGCGTCCTCGCACCCTCATCGGACAGATCGCTCTCATCCTCTGCGGGACGCCCTATCTCTTCAGATGTGGTTGTGTGCGAGCTTAGGAGCGGTTTGAGCTTATCAACACCAATAATATCGTCTTCAATGCGATTAAGCCCGGACACCATAAGAGGAGTTAAGCCGAGAGCCGCAAAATACATACTGGGAGTTACGCCATATGTAGCCGCTTCCTTATATATACCAACGATATCCTTACGATTATAGATAGTAGTTGATAAGAACTGTATTTGGAACTTGATAGTTCCGCTGAGATATTTAAGATGTCTGTTGACAAGTCTTTGCGCGTTACCTAAGAATCCAAGCAACAGCTCAGAGTCGGTGGTTATAGCAAGGCTCATACCTCCGGATGTATCTGTTTTACCGCCGTGGAGAACGCTGTTTGAGCCGCAGTTCTCCCAATACTGTTCGACCGAACGAGTAACAATATCAACTGTGCTTATACCTCTGTCTTGATCGAAGTTGAAGTCCTCGACCTTGAACGGGAGCACAGCCGCACCAACCTGCGGAGGAAGCGCATTGCAAAGGTGAGTGTAATACTGCATTGCCAGATTCCAATCTATCGTCGGCGCTCCCTGACTATCGAGGTCGATTCTGCCGACAAGCACCTTGTAATTAGCAAGTTCAGTAGCCGTCTCCTGCAACGCCTTGTAGTTTTCTATATCCAACAGGTCGGGGAGACAACCAACATAAGGCGGTATGAACGCACCTTGGTCGCCGTCTGCAGTACAGAACGGGAGACACCAAGATATCTCTTCGGGAACGAACTGCCTCTTAACGCCGTCGGATTTATAGGCATTCCACATCTTGGTGAACTCGGGCGGATAAAATCCAAGCTCGTCCTCTTTAATCTGGGACATATCAACCGTGTAGAGATAAGTACCGTCGGCGATAGCTTCAACAGTACAATAGTCGGCATTGATTTTTTGAATAAAGAATGAATCCCCGGACTCCCACGACACGCCGAAGAAGATTCCCTCGCGCACCGCGCTCACGGCAGCCTTGGAAAGCTCGTTCTTCAAATTCCAAACCTCACACTTTTTAGCCGCAGCAAGATATTGCTTCTGAAGATTATTGGCTTTCATCTTAGACTCATCATATCCAAGAGGGTAAAGCACATAATCCCACAGCCACATATTTGCTTGATAGTTAATAAGGCGACGATACAGCGGCGAAGCATTGTAAAGATACATCGACGCGTTGCGAAGACTCTTTGCGTTTGTTGATGGGTTTTTAAGCCACGTCAGAATATTTTCCTTTGTATAGGTGGAGTACGACTGACCTCGACTCTGTTGCGAGGACGCAGGATTGCTTATATTTCTTTGAGCTATCTTCTGTGCGTATAAAAGAGCTTTATGAAACTCCGCCTTTGCCGCTTCAAGGTCAACTTTCTTTTGCTCTTCAGCTGAGGGCGGCGGAGCCGTTTCTTTCTTTTTTGCCACTTCGCGCCTCCTTTCTTATTTAATAATAGGTTTCTTGAACGCAAACACTTTGCGTTCGGGTGGTTTGTTGCTGGGCTTGAGCTTTCTTTCAAGCTCCTGAACAACCCAATAGTTGTAACCGACCGATGACACTCGGTCTTTTCTCATACCGGACTGTTCTTTGACCTTTATCAAAGTACCGGTAGGTGTGTATTTCAGACTTATTATCTCGTTAATAAAGAGCGTCGTATGAATATAGGGAAGCAGAACTTTACGCTTCAACTCAGCGTCATCAAGTATAGCTTGAACAATACCTCTCGGCAGTTCATAAAAGTCATTTTCAGAACTAAGAAGCTTAATCTTATTCTGCTTAAAGCCGTCGCGTAGCGCAAGATACATATCATTATTAAACTGACTTGTAGCCTGTATTGCCCAAATAACCTTTTTAGCCTCTCTGTCCGTGCAACGAGCGGCGTACACGTCGTCATTACAACAACTGAGTGGCGGGTAGGTAACATTGTACTCCGGGTCATATATGTCGCGCACGAGAGCGTCGTACACGCCTATACCAAGACCCTTAACATCGAGAGCTATGTCGGTACAATGGAACTGCTCGTACAACCTGCGTATACGTAAGGCGAGGTCGTTCGTGTGAAGTCCCTCGTGATTCTCCGTATATATGAGGTTGCTGATGTATCTATTCTCCGAATTAGGTATAGCCCTGTTAATCCATATAGACGCGGCGTCGTTGTTTTGCTTCTTGGAAGCCAACAGCGCAACGTCGGCAGAAAGAACACGTCTCTCATTAAATGCGAGCGGAGGTATCTTCTGCTTATAGTTAGGTATAAGAGAGCTGATATAGTCGGGATATATGGCTTGCTTTATCTGACGAGTTTTGGCTATATCGTCATAAGAGAACAGCGAGCCGTCCGTATCTCCGAACCACAAGCACTCCATTTCCATGCCGAACGTCGTCTCAGACTGGTCGCCCTCGGAAAGCTCGTCCGCTATCTGATTCTTGTCAAGCAGGTGCTCTTTTATTGAAAGCTGATAGGGGAGTCCGCAGGTGAAATATCTGCGCTGATCGTCGCTCATATTCTTTGCGTATGTCTGAAGCTTACCAAAAGACCAATGGGACTTATACCATGCAGACGAAAGATAGATTTCTTTGTTTCTCTCGGTCAAATGCGCATATTTAGGATTGTTGAGATATCCCGGATTTCTCGGAGCCGTCAAAAATCTTTTGAGAACCGTTTGGATGATAGTAAGCGGTATCATACGGAACTCATCGCAGATGATAATATTAGCTCTGTTGTGTCGAGCCTCATCGTTTGCAGTTACGACGAATATACGAGATGTATTCCTAAACACAATCTCCGCTTTGGATTGATTTATTGTTATGCCTTTCGGTTCTATCTCTAACTGAAGATTGGCGGAATTAGGCATAAGAATCGTTTGAATTTTCGTCAAGACCTCGACAGACTGTCCACGGGTCTTAGACGCAATACAGATAGCTGTACCGGGGTACAAAATACAACGTACACAGCAGAACACGGCGACCAGAAAGGTCTTTCCCTGCCCTCTTGCTGCGATGTACATTATATAGTTGCACCAGTTCATCATATACAGGATTATCTGCTGAAAAAGCTTAAGCTTAATATTAAGATAATCCATGCAGAAACGGTGAGGGTTAGCCCTATAGAACGAGCACCACGCGTCCACGCCGTTCATAATTCGCTTAGCCTTGTCGTTGGCTAACTCGCGGTCGCTGAGCTTATTCCGTGTCGCCATAATCTTCACCGTCACTTATAATGGCATCCAACAACGCGTCGTCGTCGCCCTCGTATTCAGGCATTTCAACACGGTATTTTGCCATCTCTTCCTCGTAAGCCGCGCTGTATTTGTTCTGTATTCCCAACATCTTGCACAGATGCCCGAGGAAGTAAACCGTTATGTATTTGCGGATTCCATCAACATCCTGCCATTCGGGGAGCGGCTCTGAAATGGGGCGTTCATTTTCCCATTTCTTGATAAGAGTACCAAAGGTGTTTTGCTCAACCATAGCGTTCTCATTATTCTGACTTGGCTTTAAGTTTGCCGTGCCGAGGAGGTCTTGGAATACCTTGAGTGCCTCTACAAGCTTCATAGACCCCTTGCCTTGCTGAGCTTTTAGAATATTGAGCTGAGCAATACACAGATTCTTGAAGACCTCTTCCTGAGATTTAGTAGAGCACTCATGCCGCGAAGTCCAGTCGTCGTATTGCTCTTGAAGAAACTTAAGCTCTTCGGGTTCAAATCCGCCACCGAAGAACGCTAAGGTCTTCTGTTTTATTTTGATTTCAGAACTATTGTTCTTTAAATCCTCTACGTCATTAATGACGGTTTCCTCGTCGCGTATAGTGTCATCGTAGGTTTTGCCCTGATAACAACGCAGAGACATCTTAGACACATATGAGCTCATGCGGCTAAAAGACGCCGAGCTCTTCTCGGTTGCATCATATATCCTTTTTGAGAAATACCAGTCGAACTTCTGACATAGACGCTTCGTCGCCTCCATCTCCGAGCCAAGTTCGTCAGTATACAATTCAAATAACTCCTCGACGCACGAGCGGCACACGGGGATAAATCCATCGTTGCCGACATGAATAGGGGATTGCGATCTATAAAAGTTACCGGTAAGCTTCGTATATTTTTTGCCGCACATAGTGCAGTAGAACTCGGTTCGACCGTTAGACGACGCGGGCTTTTTCTTTTTCTTTGAGGTCGATTTAGAGCGACCTATTGAGTTTTGAGCTATGTTACCCACATCCTTTATATATAAAAATAGCGCCCCTATACGGGACGCAAAAAAGTTAAATTGGCGGCGCTTGCAGGATTTGAACCTACACTATCAGAGCCAAAATCTGATGTGCTACCCTTACACCAAAGCGCTGTATTGCAGGACTCGGGCGGATATCGCTTGCATAATACCCGCCCAAAGTTCTGCTTAAGGAGGAATGAAATTTTGAAGCCGCTTGCAAGCAGCCGACAAAATGGAATTGTCCAATTAAACCGCCCGTATGGGCGGCATTTGTAAAACTAAGGAAACGTCGTAACGCTTCCTATACAAAGGCAAATGAGCCTTTTGATAACCTAAGTTAAATCCAAGTCGCGCCTTTTCATCAGCCATCGGGATTTTTACGGCTTAACAAGCCGCCGCCGAGCGCTCAGGCAGTCCGATACTTAACTTCTCGCGCTTCCTCGCGCTTGGATTTGTGGAGCATCCTGCGTGACTCGAACACGCAACCCGCTGCTTACAGGGCAGCTGCTCTACCATTGAGCCAAGGATGCAGATACTCGGATTTGACGCCACTGGGACACATCGTTGAGAGGTGCGGGCGGTCTGACGTACCGAGCTTGTGGCGCAATCCACACGTCCCCGTTGCGCATACGGGATATTGGAGCCTTATGTTGGATTTGAACCAACGCGCTTCCGGTTAACAGCCGGACGCTCTTCCACTGAGCTAATAAGGCAGATATTGACTTTGCATCAAATAAGGACTAAAATATGCTTGCCCATTTCGCGTGCTCCAATAAGCGCGAGGGTAAGAAAGGAGCTGGTGATTTTTGTCCCAGTTTTTGATCTTGCCTGTCTCTGACGCAAAGCCAATGCATGGGCAGAACGTGTATTAACACGCTCCGCAGTTCCCTACTGCTAAAGTGCGGTCGCCTTGGTTAAGAAAGGAACGCCACATCACGTCCATGACTCTCGGTAGTAAGCAGTGCAGATGCCGGTTACTCAGCCTACTGGTGGGTTATAATGGCCAGAACAGAATTAAAAGGACCAAAAGGAAAACCCTGTCTTACGAGTACGAAGTCAGGTGTTACCGATTGTCATTGCACCAAGGTTCAGAGAAAACAAATAGGGGAGAACTGCCGATGATGATGTGCTCGGTAGTTCTTTTGAATAAAAGGAAACATAACAAGACTCGCTTGTTATCTGGTTGCGGAGGCAGGACTTGAACCTGCGACCTCCGGGTCATGAGCCCGACGAGCTACCAACTGCTCCACTCCGCAATATATTTATTTTATAACAACAGCAAGCAAACCGTCTAACAATTGTCTAACACTATTATTATTTAGCGATTTTTCGCACCACGCGAACTGTTTATTAATTGCGTTATATGGGAAAAATCACGGTTCTACACTGTATGGAATCGAATGACACTATTTGATGTTCGCATCACAACCACTGTTAACCGCAGGGTCGTTGGTTCGAGTCCAACAGGGGGAGCCATCTCAGAAGCCTTGAACCTCAACGGGTTCAGGGCTTTTCCCTTTTCCAAAATAACTCGAAATTCCCATGTGTCTAACATTTTGTCTAACACGCCCGAGCTAAAGTTTCGCGAATAACTTCAGAAGTCATCTTTTTCCTCGACAAATCAAGGTGTCCGTATATATTACAAGTCATTTTTATATCGGCGTGACCCATCCAATCTTGGACATCCTTGAGCGAACAACCTTTGGCGAGAAGAAGGCTCGCACAACTATGTCTTAGATCGTGGAATCTTATATGCGGGAGATTATATTTTCTCAATAGGTCTCCGAATTTGTGCGATATATATGACGGGTCGTACATTGCGCCATTCGCCCATTTGAAGATATAATCATTCTCCACATAGGCGTCTCCAAAGAACTCTCTGTTCTTCTGTTCCTCTTCTTTGAGCTGAAGCAGTAGCTCTCTAATTTCAGGAAACAGCGGAAACGACCGATAACTTGATTTGTTTTTGGTTTTGTCTTTCTCGACAACCTTGGTTGACATAGAGACCGTGTGACGTATAAGGATAGTATTTGTGTCAAAATCAATGCTTTGCCACTGTAGACCCAAAACCTCACTGCGCCGCAGTCCATACATGACTGTAGTTTGGATGAGCGGATGCAAAGGTTCGTCCTTTATGGTCTCAAGCAGAGTGTTAATTTCACTGGCGTTATACCACTCATACTCCCGTCTCTCAAGTTTTGGGAGCCTCACGAGTTCACAGGGATTAGACCTTATGAGCTTATGCCGCATAGCCTCCTTAAAGGCAAGCTGAAGAACATTCTTATGCAGACGAAGGGTTTTAGGTGATAGACCGCCATTCCCATCTTTTCTGCCGTGGGTCGCCTTATAGTCAAAATATTGCTGTATATTGTCAAGGTTGGCATCCACTAATTTTATTTTGTGTTCCTCAAAATACGGTTGAACGTGAGAATCAACTATAACCTTATAGCCATCCCACGTTACAGTGTCTATGAAGGGTTTTGTCTCCGTGAGCCATTGGTCTAAGTAGTCTGAGATAAGTATGTTGGGTTCATAAATAAGCTGAGCACTTTCATACTCGCTGATTATAGACCGCATAGCCGCCTCAGCTTTACGCAGATTATTCTTTACTTCATAACCTGTGTAAACCCACTTCTGCTTACGCTTTCCAGTGTTGTCTACGAAATTCAGAACGGCATAATATTTGCCGCGTTTTGCTTGCAAGCTTCCTGTCAATTAAATAATCTCCTTTCTGTAGTCCGCTTGCTGTTGTACGGTCATTTTAGCACAACAGCACAAAATGTCAACTACCGGCAGAAAGAAAATTTTCAATACTCTTTTTAGTAATTAAGTAACTTGCACCTATACGAACAGAGGGAATAGCGCCGCTATGCACAAGGTCATACGCCGTCTTCCTTCCTATTCGCAACATTGTCTGCATCTCTTTAACAGTTACCACATCAGGATAATTGTCAAACAATCAAATCATTCCATTCCTATAAATTTTTATCAGTGCCCTGCGGAAACTGTCTACTCCTCATCAGTGGAGCGACTTTCTATCCGCAGGGTCTTTAAGTCCCTACTTACGGCAAGGGATTTCCGCTTTTTTAAGTCCCTACTTACGGCAAGGGATTTCCGCTTTTTTAAGTCCCTACTTACGGCAAGGGATTTCCGCTTTTTAGTTCCCGCCGTGAGCTCACGACTTCGTAGACCCCACGACTCGTCTACCGCTTATGGTGCGGCGCATCCTCGCAGGGCGTAATCAGTAACTGCATAACCGCCATTATTGCAGTTTGCAAAAAGAAGTATCGTTATATCACACCGAGGCTCGCAAGCAGCTGGATAATTGCCACGATAGCGATACCACCGGTGAGAGCAAAAACATTTAAAAAGTTGTAGATCAATGCAATCAACATGATATCTCTCCTTTACAGGTCAGCGTAGTCGGGCTCAGTGCTCGGAAAGAACGCCACGCCCGGCACAAATTTGATAACATCCGACGGCTCCGGCACACACATCTCTCCCGTCACCGGGTGTCGGTAAGGCTTCGGTTTGCGCCTAACCTTCTGAAATGTACCAAACCCATATATTGACAGCTTATCTCCGTCGTTAACGACCTTGGAGATAGCGTTGCACACTGCATCAATGCAGAACTCTGAGTCACCAAGGGTGAGAGAGTTATCTTTTGCCACAAGTCTTATAAGTTCCTTGCGATTCAAATTATCTTCCTTTCTTTCCTCAAAAGGCGACAAGCTTCGTCGCCGACTCAATGTTATAACCATCTTTATCAAGACACACATAAATACAGCCCTGCTGTTGAGAGTTAACCAACGCGCCGTCGCCATATCTCATTTTCTGTGTCTCACACGCTGCGCCCTGCTCATACATGGTGGTATTCCCGATTTTATACGAACCAAGTCTGTGCGTATGTGCCATTACAAGGCAGTTGAAATCATACCCCTCATTGCGGAACCACAGGACAGCTTTCTCCGCCGTCTTCATGGGTGAGCTGCTGAAAGCTTTCGGGTGGACAAACATGACATGACCTATCTGCGAGAACCACTCGCCGGTGTAAACAACCTCAACGTCATCGAATGTCTCACGCAACGGCTCGAACCAAGTCTTAATATGATTGCGACGGTCGTAGTGATAGAAGCCGTCAACGAAGATGTAGTCCAGCGCCGTCTCGGGCATAAGCTCCTGAAGGTCTGAATCAAGGTGATTGGCGAGATACGCCCCGAGACGAAGCTCGTGGTTGCCGTAGTTTGCTATGACCTTCTTCGGCTTTATGTAGTCGATAAGGTCTATAATGTACTGCCGACCCTCGACCAGTTCTTCTATGCAGGGTATACGGTACGACTTCGAGAACTTGGAGATTGACTGACAATCAAATATGTCTCCGTTGAGCTGTAGGATATCTACGCGCCCGACATACTTTGAAAATGTCTCTATAGGCTTTGCGAACGGGAAGTGTAGGTCTGATATGGACAGAACCCTCGTCGCCACACCGCGCTCAGCTATCTCACGCTCATAGTTGCGACCGCGATTAAATGCGGCGAACTCTTTTCGGTAAGCACTCTCGCCGAGCGTCTGACCGTTTTCGGCGTTGAGCAGCTCGGCTATCTGGTCGCAGGTGAGACCATAAATTTTCTTGTTGTCGAAAAGCCGAACGAAGTAGTCCACATAAGACTCTCCGCTCTGCTTCTTAGCAAAGTCTTCCATCAGCGGCTCACCTCCACGGTTCGTGGCGAAGCCTCTTGAGGTAGCGCATTACCTTAAAGCTCTCGGTGCAGTAATATGTTTTCTTTCGACTGGGAGCGTAACGGTTCGTTACCGTTATATGTGTTCCCGGAAACTTCTTCCTAATCTTGAAAGCTTCCTCCTGCGAGATTTTAACTATATAAATCATTCCTTTTTATTAATTTGGAGCGAGTTTTCTTACCCCTCTCCTATTGTAACCGCACGGGACACCCCTAAAATTTGTCGCATAATACGGCTATTTTAGGGGGTCATTTATCTCGTTTGAGTCGGATTTTAGCCTATTTTTTGTAAATTTTTGCGTGATTTGTTGTCAATTTACGCGGAATATTTATATCGAGTATATCTCTTGCCGTACAGCTCAACATCGCCCTCGTCGTCTTCTGCGAGCAATCCGATAGGCTCGGCACTTGCTTCGAGAACCTCATAGAACGATGTGTTAGGATAACCGAACAGCATATTAAATATCTTGCGCTGAATCTGAGAATAACGAGGCTCTTCTATCTGGTGCAGGAGGTAGACCATATCGCTCTTGGTAAACGACATATTACCTATATACTCTATGCACTCCTGTCTGATATCACAGCACTGCATCTGCTTAACGGAAGATTCTATGTCCGAAGCATATACACTCTTTATCTCATTTGTCATATCCGTTACCGCATTGATGACTCGGTTGACTTTCTCATACTGCCTGCGGCGGACGTCCACGTCGTCGCCCACGAGAGCAGAAAAGGGGAGGTACTCTTGCTTCTTCCCAATCTCCTCTCTCTGAGCCCTATACGAATTAATACAGGTCTGCACATGATCCATAGTCGTCAAATGCTTCTTGTAATTTTTTCGCTTGCGATCATAGTAACCTTTGCCGATATCCTTAGCTTTGAAGAAGTTAGGCTTAATGGCTCTCCCATCGTCGCCCTCAATCTTATATTTGTCACGCAGTCGGCGAAGCTCCTTGGCGTTATTGATATTGAACTCTTTCTTCGCTTTGTCAATTTCAATGCCGCTCATAATATTCAAGATACATACATCTTTATATATATCTTCAATATCACTGTAGCTGCCGCCGCGATTAAGAACATCCCATATGCGGGTGTTGAGTTCCTGACTGAGGTTGATAATATCACCTATAAGATTGTTGCTCGTCTTAACATCAAGGTCAACCTGTTCGTCGTGAGTATATTTGCGCTTCTTCTTAACGGACGAAACATCCGGCACCGCTATCAAAAACTTGCCTTCGTTCTTAAGCGCGGCATTGATAAGGTGAAGATTATCCGTAACAAGCGAGGTATCTGAATCAAAATCGCATCCCGATAATTCGTTTAAGACATTTTCGCCAATACTGTTTATGCAGACTATCTCGTTCGTCAGATTAAAGTAGCGGTCGATTTCGCTACACTCCACATTCGTCGGAACCCACACATTGCTCATTGAGATATGGGGGCTGCGCGAACCTACGAGCCTCTGCCCGTACCCGAACCTCTTCGTATGTATGTTGCCGACACCCAGCACCGACACGCCGTCGAACTTGCCGATGCTCGCCTGTAACATCTCGACTGGATTGCCAAACAAGGTTTCGTAATTGCCCTCGACAAGCACATGACCGAGCCTAAGATTTTTTGTAAAAGACTTAAGAATATCTATCTTGAAGTCATGATAAAGCTTCGTCTGCGCAAACCTGTCATTGAGACCGAGAAGCTTATATACAACATCATTCTTCGACTCAGCAGGGGAGATATCAAATTCGTCTTCTATCGGATATTTGATATGGTAGCGCAGAACTGCGGGGTCTGTTCTGATAGCTGTCATATAGTCAAATGTCTCCTTGAGGAATGCCGCCGTCTCAGCCTTGTCCATCTGCAAGCTGTTGAGAAGCTGATAGTGCGTCTGCACCATGCGCCCGTCAAAAAAGTGAGTCGGCTTATCATACTTAACAACGCCAAAAGTATTGTCGATGTGCTTCATCCAATCGTTTATCGTCCCGAACTTCAGATACTTAATGCTGCTCGGCGTGGTTACTATCTTTATATCTTCCACACGCTTCGCTTTAGTGTAGCCCTTTAGCTGACTCACCTCCGTTATGCCGTGGTCGGCAAACCACTGCTGCAAGTTTGTATTGAAGCAACAGCATTTAAAGAAGAGGTTGCGGAGTAGTATCATACCCTTATCGCTGTATTTGCCCATAGCTGATATATCTATAAGCCCCTGTCCGTCCCAGATAGAGTTGGTTATCTGTTCGTCTTTTTCTTCGGCGATTAGGTGGTCGCCATCTTCGCTGACGGACATAACCCTATCGAAGAATTTGCTCTCGTAGTCGTCTATCACGAGAATGTTCTCGGGGTTTATTTCCAGTATATCAATAATGGAGCTTGACGGCAGAGAGATGTATGACTCAAGTGCGGCAAGGTCTACCTCTTCACCCTCGGCGACTTTCAGCCCGCACATCTCCCACTTATGCATACGAGCGTATAGCTTCTCGTCAATGAAGAGGCACTTGCCAACACGAGAACTGCCGCTCGACCTCTTCCACCTGACATATCTCACGCCATTACACACAAAGCCGTCATTATAAAGTATTCTGCGCAGCTCCGCTGTGCTCTTCAGCGTCTTGGGTGTTTTGATGAGCATATATACGCCGCCCTCAAAGCCGAAGTATTTACCGAGCACTTCGTCAGATACTGGACATTCCACAGGCTGTCCAAGTATTATTCCTATCAGCTCGCCGTCCTTTGTGGCTACGCAGTCATTGAAGTTAAGGTCTGTATCTTTATATCCGAAGCGAATATATTTGTTTCTACCGGCTTTATTAAACTCCGCTACCGAGTATTTAAAGGTTACATTTATCACACGGGAAGTATACTCTTTCTTTCTCCCGTAAAAGCTGAAGTTGGTGCGGCGATATACCTTTTCATAAACCTCACGCAACTTTATCTGATCCAAGCTGTAATCGAGCGTGTTGGCATATCGTCTGTAATTAACCTTGCCGTCTTTGTCCACCAATGAGTAACCCATATCGGGGTACAGCTCATTTGTTATGTATATGTCCTTAGCGTCGATACCCGGTATATATATTGTATTACCTATAGTTAATTCTCCTCATCCATATCCGTATTTATGGCTTGATTCCCATAGTCTATGTAAGCGACCTCATCCCAACTGCCGTGGCAGGGGTAGTCGTTGTCGTCGTTGCCGCAGCAGTTAATCCACGGACAACCTTCGCAAAATCCTCTGTTCAACTTCTTTCTCTAATCCTTTCTGTAAAATGCCGTTCACACCTCTTCCCTAAAATATCAGCCATGTCTCATTTCGTCCGAGTTTTGCTGTCTATATACTATAAATTTTGGTTTAAAGTGTCCCGGTAGGGTAACTTGCACCCCAAGTTTTAATGTTTTATTTTTGTGTATTTAGCTTGACATTTCGCTTATGATACCATCTATCGTCTGCGCGACCTTAACGAAGTCTTCTGCCTTATAGCCCCTCGTCGTCATCGCGGCAGTTCCAATTCTTATACCACTGGTCTGTACAGGACTGCGCTTCTCTCCGGGGACGCAGTTTTTGTTGAGCGTAATGCCGTGTTTATCGAGCTCGTCCTGTACCATCTTGCCGCTGATGTTCGGATGCGTCTTCGACAGGTCAACCAAGAATAGGTGGTTGTCTGTTCCGCCGGTAACTACATCATACCCCAGTCTGATAAACTCATCTGCCATAGCCTTGGAGTTTTTGACGACCTGATGGATATAATCGCGATACTCCTGCGTACAAGCTTCTTCTGCGGCAACAGCCTTACCTGCGATGACGTGCTGCAATGGTCCACCCTGAACGCCGGGGAACACAGCCTTGTCAACCTGTAGCGCAAGAGACGGCTTGCAGAAAATCATTCCGCCCCTTGGTCCACGCAGAGTTTTGTGGGTCGTCGTCGTAATAATATCGGCGAGTCCAAAAGGGGAGGGGTGGTCGCCCGCAGCTACCAGTCCCGCGATATGAGCCATGTCAACCATGAAGTAGGCGTTACACTTATTAGCTATACCGGCGATTCTCTCAAAGTCGATGACACGACTGTATGCAGAAGCTCCGGCGAGAATCAACTTGGGTCTGAGCTCGTGCGCCTTTCGAGCCAAGTCGTCGTAGTCGATAAAGCCGTGTTCATCCACCCCATAGAAGTTAACATCGTATAGCTTACCCGAAAAATTCACAGCAGAGCCGTGCGTAAGGTGTCCGCCGTTGTCGAGACTCATAGCAAGAATCTTGTCACTGGGCTGAAGAACGCTCATATACGCTGCCATGTTTGCCTGTGAACCTGAGTGCGGCTGAATATTGACGTGATAGTCTGTGTTAAAGACCTCGCGCCACTTATTACAACAATACTCTTCAAGAGCGTCCACATTTTCACAGCCGCCGTAGTATCTGCCTTTAGATCCTGATGTTCTGACTGCGGGGTAGCCCTCCGAGTATTTATTGGTTAAGCACGAACCAACCGCCTTTAGAACATTGTCGCTCACGAAGTTTTCGGAAGCGATGAGCTCTATGTTGTGGGCTTGTCTTTCTTCTTCATCCCTTATGTACTTAAATACTTTTGATTCCATTAGTTAACTCCTTTCGTTATGCACACACCTGCGGCGCGTCGATAAGTCCATTCTCAATGAGTTTCTTATGGAAGAACTGTTTGCCCTGCGGGGTAAAGAACACCCTTATCTTCACGATATCAGATTTTGTGTACCAGTCCTTGGTTTCGAACAAACCCTCGTTGCTCTTCTTCGCATAAGGGCGAAGCTGCTGAGCGGGAGTGCGGTACAGATATTTTTCATCTATCAGAAAGTTGACAAACTTGCGTTCTGAGATGCCGAGCTCTTTAGCGGTGTCTCGAAGCCCCGTGCATTTATTGGGGCTAACAAATGTGTCGTAGAAGTCAACCTTGGGAGCCTGTTCCTTGAGCTGCACGGTCATTCTTTTGCTTTCATTAAATATCATCGTCAGTGCGTGTTTCTGCGCAGAATCGAGCTGACCGAAATAGCTGTCAATAAACTGAGCGGCGTCGTTTACATATCCGCCTGTTTTACGAATCGTGGGGATGATGTCATGAGTTATCCATCGCTTGAAAGCTTTTGCTTCTGGTTTGCGGGATCCGAGCACGAGGGAGTAAAGCCCGGATTCGTTGATAATTGTTCCATCCCCTTGTCGCCCTAAGTTGAACTTAGCCCGCTCGTCCTCATCGAGACGGCTTGTCGCTATTGTAGGGTTGCTTAAGTCGAGAGCTCTACACACATCAGCCGCCACAAACCACGGCTCGCCGTCAATAGTTATGGTGCGGATTTCTCCAAATTCCTCATTGTTAAATACTGTCAGTTCGTTCATTTCATTTTCTCCTTTATTTATTAATGTTAATAATTTACAGGGGGTCTCTATTTTGACGACCCCTCGCTATTGCTCATTTTTGAGCAACAAGGGTGTCGCAATTCGTGACGCCCTCATCTCCTTGTTGTATGACTTTTAGACATTTTTGTCCGAAAGTACCGTATCGGTGGTTCAAGGTGGGCACATTCCCATCTTGGAAACCTGCTCATTTTTGAGCGGGTTCAACTCCTCCCTCACTTCTCCGCTCTGTACTTCGCCAACGCCGCCGTCGCCTTGCGTTTCTGCTCTTCGGAAATGCTTCGAGCGGCGTTCTTTCTTATAGTAACTGCGGCGGGGATAGCCTTTAGAATCATTCCGCACACAGTGCCGTCGTCGTAGACCGTTTGCTCTACAGGTGTCCAGCCTTTACGCAGCGCGGCATTGAAGTCTTTCGGAACGGTACTGTCCATCATCCACCCGTCGTCGTCTCTGTATATATGTGTTTCTCGCTCAGCGATTGATATCTTACTCGTAATCTTCCTCGTCTTTATCTCCATTCTGAACCCTCTCCATCCAATCTTTTAAAAGTGTCCTCATTCTTCTGCTCGGCACATACAGCCATATCTCTTCCCCGCGTCTTATAGCCGATCTCCATATCCACTGCAACATAGTTGAAAGAGCGTACATATCTTGGTCTACCTCTACGCCAAACTTCTCATACACACGCCTCTCCGCGACATTCATAAACAGATTAACGGCGTAGGCGAGATACCTCTTATTAATGTATGAGTTAGTAGCTCTCTCGTTGAAGACGACATAGCCTTTAGTGTAACCTCTACCTTTTACCTTGTTGCAAGCGCTCTTATAGGTTCCCCACATACGCTCGTCCGCCTTGCACCCGCGCCATATATTGTTGTAGCAGTTGAATATATGGTCTTTTACCGTCTTAAGTTCCTTATCTTCGCCAGCCTTGCGCCTCTGATACCAGTTCATAGACAGCGCATGAGGCGGGTCGCCTATACGGTTGAGCTTGGGAGACTCTATTATATGTATAAGGTCTTTGATGTGCTTGGTGTATTCCGGCATATAATCGGTATTATCCGAAAAGCGATAAACGCCATCCTTTAGCGACACACCTATATATGTATAGGGGATTTTATTGGCTTTCATAAAATAGCAAAGGCTCTGCCCGCCGAACAGATAGGTCAGTATAAATACCTCGTCAAACGAGGTAAGCAGTTCGGGCGACAGCGCCCAATAATAAAGCTTCTCCTTTGACCCATTGTTGAGGCTTATAATGCTATGAGAGCGAAGCATCTTTATTTCTTCGGAGAACTTACCTTCGTCATACCATTTACCCGTCGGCAGATATACGCCATTGTCATTCGTCAAAAATCCTGTAGCCTTGAGCATTTTTACGTCAATAGGCTTCAACTGGCTTTCAACAAGAACCTCTAAACTCTCATCTATAATGAGGGTATACCCGAGTTCCTTTATCTTAGCCAAGGTCTCTCGGGAGTAGCTCTTAAAAGCCACATGAGTAGTGGTAATATTGCGCCCCTTGCTTATAAGAGCCGCCGTGTGCTCAGTTTTTCTAAAATGGTATTCACCCAACTTGTTGCTCGGTTCGACGAAGTGCAGCTCCGGGCAACCCTCTTTGATACGATTGCTCTCCGCCAGATACGGCGTTACATAAATAAACTTCTTCTCTTTGTGCTCGTTCATATAGGTAATGGCAGCTTCGGTTTTACCAGTACCCATAATCGCATCGCATACTTTAACGTTAATAATGTTTTCCTCCCTATTTTTTGGTTTTAAAACTTCAAATGTCTTAAGAATTTTTACACCCTTTGCGCATCAAGGCATCTGAGTACCCCCTTGTTATAAAAACAATATATGTTATGTGAAGGTCACAAGTCCACTAACGTGTCCTTGCTCGCCACATAATTCCGCCTGCGGAGTAGGCGGGAGACTACGCTATACCACCTCGGGAGAAGTTCTCTTCGCAAGCTTCGCTAACTTCTCTTCGGAGATACCGCTGACGTCTCCCTCAAACATCTCCTTAGGCGGGTGGAAGGCTTCGCCTTATTTTTAAAGGAAGACTGCATCCTCGGTTCGCTCCATCTTGAGGCGAACTCAGCAAGCCTTTAACTACGCTGCGCTTCGTTTCCGTTCGCCTTATTAGTGTCGCTCACCTCGGATTTGCCTTGAAACGGCTTACGCCGTAGCCTGTACCACCATGTTATGTGTATACCTTACACCCGAGGTTGACTGATTTACCAAAATCTAAAGGTTGAATTTATGAATAAATTATGAATAGAAGTAGAGGGTAGAGGCTTAGCGCGTAGCGGTAAACATAAATAAAAAAAACGCGCCCTTCGGCGCGTACACATATAGAGTTTGTAGAAGCCTTCTTCGAAGACGTCAGCCTGTACATACCAACCCTAATGGGTCTATAGGCTTATACTACGGACGAAAGACCGCTCGTAAGGTAGGTTTTAGGGATTTTAGCCTGTACCACATCTCTATCTCGGATGCTCGTAGGGATAACTTTGTGCGTAGAGCGGGCTTTTACCAGTTTTTTAAAAATTTTAAAAAGCACCAATCTACCTGACCCGTAGAAGATAGCCTCTACTATGGGCAGGATTTGTGTAGTTCTGAGGGTCTATTTTGACGACGTGTGAGTGTGGTTGATTAACTAAGCGGTTTTTCACGATTATTTTTCTTACTGAGGTTTAAAATAGCCCCGGTGGGGCGGGTAATCCATAAAGCGGTATTTTATGGATTATTATACATAGATAGTAGAGGTATACAGACTGTAATATTTTAGTGCTATATAAGCATTATTTTTGTTGTATTTACAACACGTCAACACGTCAACACTGCATTATATTTTATCCCACATATATTACCATAAAATAAAATAAAAAAATACCTATACACGGAAAGATAAAATCAACCGTATATA